GGGTACTGAAACGCTGACTAACAAAACTATCGACCTTACCAGCAACACCCTGACTGGTACAGTAGCACAATTCAACACTGCTCTTAGCGGTGATGACTTCGCTACCCTTGCCGGTACTGAAACGTTGACCAATAAAACCCTGACAACCCCAACCTTGACTCTGAAACAGTCTACATCACCAACCCCCACGGCTGAGGGGGATATTCAATGGGATACAAACGATGACCAGATTGTAGTTGGCGATGGAACTGCTCAGAAGATATTTTCTCAATCCTCATCCGGTACTTACACGCCTACCCTTTTTAACACCACAAACGTAGCTGCATCCACGGCTTATGTTACCACGTTTATGCGGGTAGGAAATGCCGTAACTGTTGCTGGGCAAATTGATATTGACCCAACAGCATCCGCAGCGAATACGGTGCTTGGTGTGTCCTTACCAATACCTTCCAATTTCACGGCCGGTAATCAAGCTGGAGGCACAATTACGACCTCTTCTGGTGCTGGAATAACCCAAGTAGGCGGAGCGCAAGCTGATGCTACTAACGATAGAATCAATTTCACTTTCTTATCAGCAACGCTAGCAAACGTTGCCCATTCGTTTACCTTTACATATCAGGTAGTATAATGAAAATTAAAGTAAATTTTGTTAGCGGAAAAGAGCGTGAATACTTTTGCGATTCAATAAAGCAGGACGAAACATACTATCATCTAGTTCACAACGACGATAGTGTGACAACGGTAACTAAATCTTTAATTGCTTCCATCACAAGCGATTAATAGGATTTTTAGGAGCATTCAAACATGACCACTTTAGCATTCATTCTCACCATTGCTGCGCTCACACGCCTTGCAGGATGGGGCGTAGAAGCCGATGCGAGCGAACTCACGAAAAAGCTTACGGAGTTTTTCAGCAAGGCAAGCTGCGCCATGCTGGTGGCCTTTGCATCACTGGCTTACACTGGCGATTTGTTTCTTGCGGTTATCATCGGCGCGGGCTGGCTTGCATGGCGCTCGCCTGCGTATGGGGACTATTGGAATGAAACCCTGCCTAACCGCGAGAATAAAATCATTGACCTGCCCGTGTCATGGCTGAAGCTGTCGCCACTGTGGGCGGATGCAGTTTCTATGGCATTGCGTGGCAGCCTGTTTGCCTTGCCGCTTTTTGGCCTTCTGGCGCTGTATCAGGGCAATGCATGGCTTACCCTGCTGGCCGTACCGATGGTGCTACAGGCAGCCTTTTATCTGGGCAGCAAACGTATCGTCCCGCAATGGTTCACCGTGGCAGGCGAAGTGTTAAGCGGTGCGCTGCTCGGGCTTTTAATCGTGGGGGCGTTATGGTAGATGAAAACACAAATGCTATTAACATAGCAAAATTAGAAGAACGAATTGACGGACTTCGTGAGCAACAAAGAACTCACTCTGAGACTACGAAACAGCAATTTGTAGCGTTGAATAATAAAGTAGACGAACTGCTCATCATAATGAATAAAGGTAAAGGAGCATACGCTGCTGCCTTAGCCATCGCAGGAAGTATCGGTGCCGGGATAGTGACGTTCTTTTCCTATGTTTCAACTTTAACGGGACAAAAATAGATGGTCGCTACCGTTCAATCCGCTGCTACTACCCAATCTATCACGCAATATATGGCTAACCAAATGGTTAGTCCCCAAGTTGCTGCTAACACAGAGCTTATGCCAGTGTTGCAAAATACCAATGAGCAATTTCTAGTAAGTAGCGGCCAAATTCAAAGTATCGCCCCTTCTCAGCTTTCTACTCCGACTATACCTCTGTCATATTCTACGGTCAGCCCTACTACTACGGCTACTTCGGCACCGCTATCTTATATCACTCCTAACGCAGGACAAGTATCTGCCGCTGCTGTAAACGCTTCTGCCGCCCAAGGTACAGCAGGAACAATGACAGTAGGCGCTTTATCTACTGTACAAGGACAGCTTGCTAATATCTACGCAAACATGGCTCCGGGGCAAATCCCCGAATGGGCACAGGCGTCTATCGCTGCTGTAAACGAAGTTCTTGGTGCTCGTGGATTAAAGCCTAATTCAAGTATCGGATTTGCAGCCCTTCAAGGGGCTGTCCAGCAGCAAGCTATCAATATCGCCGCAGCCGACGCAGCAACCTATTTCAAAGCAGACCTAGCTACATTTGAAGCATCACAAGCAGTAAATCTTCAAAATATCCAGTTCCGTCAGCAAACCCTTCTTACTAATACCGCTGCTGAAAATGCTTCGCGCCAAATCAATGCTCAGAATGAGATGCAAACTCAGCAATTCATGTCGAGCATGGTAGCTAACGTAAATGAAGCAAACGCTAACCGTATGCAAGCAGCGGCACTTTCAAACACAAATAACCAGCTTGCTGCATCTACGTTCTATAGTCAACAGGAATTTGCCCGTCAGAAGTTTAATGCCGAGGCACAATACGCCATTGACCAAAGCAACGTCTTGTGGCGCCGTAACTTAAACACGGCAAACACGGCTGCTGTAAATGCTGCCAACCAGACCAACGTACAGAATCGTTTTAACCTGTCTGCTACCGCGATGAATAATCTGTGGCAACAATTCCGTGACGAAGCAGCATGGGCTTTTGAATCAAGTCAGAATGAACTTAATAGAAACTATAATCTGGCAATGTCAGCAAATAATACTTCGTATATAGAAAATATGACCGATACTAAATGGTATGAAAAACTAGGCGGCTTTGCTGCATCACTAATTTTTAGTTCGTAAGGAGTACCTAATGGCATTGTTTGACGCTATCAGCGAGTTTATTAAACCTATCTCAGACGTTCTTGGAGATGTAGGTGGTGCAGTTAAAGAAGTTGTAGATAGTCCATACGGAAGAGTAGGTAAAGCTGCTATACAAGGTATTGGCAGCGTCGATAAAAGGGCTAAAGCGCGTGCAGAACAAGCAAGAACGCTACAAAGAGATTACTCTGTAGGTATCGGTACTAACGTAGCTGCTGGAGAAGCCCAATGGGGGCTTAATAAATACTCCGCCGACCCTATGGCCTTAGAGAACTATTGGCAAAACGTATTAACTCAATTTATCACTCCTAGCGCCACTAAAGGACCTAAATAATGCAACAAGTATTTGATGGCCCTATTCCGGGGCAAAGTCTTACTAAAACTCCCGGAGCATATAAGTTTGAGAAGCCTCCGCAGTATGTAGAAGAGGATAAAGCACTTGAATGGGTGTGGAGCAGACTCCTAACTAAAGAGGGCGTTGCTAATGTCAGGGTGTTGCTGCAAGGGGATGTAACTGTGCTTGAAATGGCACAGACTTTGTTGTATGCTGGTATTATGGACGGTCGTTGGACACCAGACCTTGCCTTTATGATGCTTCAGGAAGTAACATGGATGGTAGAGGCCATTGCCAAAAGAATGGACGTTAAAGATTATAAATTCAAACGCCCCAAGCCGCAATATAAAAAGTTCATCGAAGAATACGCAAACTTTCTTGTTGCCCCAGAAAAAGAAGAAAAAAAGGCCGCTGAAATTATCCAAGGAACAGTATTTACGGGGATTGCTTAATGGGATTCTTTGAGGGATTTTTAGGTGGTTTTACGGAAACTGGTTCTGAGATGCTTCAGAAGCAGGACGAAGAAAAACGGCTTAGGGATATGCTTGTTCTGAAATCTGACGAGCAAATTCGTGTAAATAGACAGCAGATTGAAGACGAGGCCAAAGCCGAACAAGAACGCATAAAACAACAAAATGCTGCTTTTGATGCTATGGAAGAGCGTCAGCGTGCGGCATTAGCCCTTGAACCTGTGCTGCAAATGGATAGCTCTGACCGCGATATAATCACGGGGGAAACTGAAGCTCCTTCTGCTTTTTCGGGTATCTCAAGAACTGCCATATCCCCGGCTGAAGTTCCAGTCGAGTATTTCAGAACCTATACGGGCGACCCTGATTGGGAACAGAAGGGAATGAGAGACTACCGCGCTGACATGCGTACTCAAAATGCCATAGCGTCAACAGAAGAACGATTTGTCAGAAGTCAAGAGGTGCAAAATAAACGTCTTGAAAGAGGTTATGAAGAAGCCAAGAAAAAAGAAATTCGTGATGAATGGACGAAATTTACATCAGATAAAGATTCTCCTTATGTTCAAGCACAAAACATTTCTGGAAACTCGGAAATTACATTAAAATCACTGGATTCTGCTGAAAAAGCCAATAATAAATTAAACATACCAGAATTTTCTTATAGAAGGATTCCCGGCGGTATAATTTCTACAGAGGCTAAAGCCCTTCAACTACAGCAGGTAGAAGGGGCATTATTGAAAGTGCAACAAACTGTTGGTGCTATTTCTAACGCAGAGATGCAACTTTTTGGAGATGCCTCCATAAGCCCCAACAATGATAAGTACACCAATAGCGACCTAATTGCCAGAGCGCGTGCTATTACCCTCCGGCAATCGCAGTATTTTGATTTCATGAACTCTGCTCGTAAATCAGGAATGTCTAAAACTGACGCAGTAACTTCATGGAAAAGCTATGTGGATAGTAATCCTATATTAAAAGTAACAGACTCAGGACGAATTGAATTAACAAAACCTATAGGAATGCTTAAAAAAGATAAAACTTGGGGAAAATATATAGGGCAGACACCTCCGGCAAATACTTCAACTGTCGATTTTACAGAGACAGCAGCCTCTTCCTCTAACCAGATACCTTCTCCTACTTTCAAATTTGAAGATTTTATAACATCTCTGGGTCAGTAGTTAATGGAAAATCCTATAGATTTATGGCGCAAGGCTACTTCTAGCGAAAAATGGAAAACGCTAAAAGAAGAGGACAAGAAGGCACTACAAACCTCTTTTCGAGAAAAATATAAAGACCTTCCAGATAAGGATAGGGCAGGCATAGTTGCGGCCTCTTCGTTATCTTCAGAAGAAATTTTTAATCTTCCTGAGTTTGAAAATGCAGACAACGAAACTAAAAAGAAGTATCTTAAAGGATATATATATGCATCTAAAGGCGTAACAGGCAATGCTTTAGATTATTTTGCAGAAGGCGGGTTGCGTAAATATAAAGGGGCAGCGTCAGTAGCTGGCCTAAAACGTATGGCGTTAAGTGCAAATAGACTAAGGCAAGGAATTTCTGCTGGTCTTGGAATAAGCACTCCAGAAGATATTGCCCGTACAGACCTAGCTCTGGAACAAGCTAATAAGGAAGCAGCCAGAGCGCCAGAGGCTGCTTTAGCGGCAGAGGTATTAGGCAATGTAGCCATTGGCGGTGCCTCTGGGATTTATAAATTAGGCAGAGGGGCTTTTCAAGCAGTACCTTATGTACGAAATATAGCTCCTGTAATAGGCGGTGCTGTTGGAGCCGCAGGACAATCTCTTGTGACAGAACCTGTCGCTGTTAAAGGAGGCACGCCAGAAGAACGCAGCCAAGCATATCAAAGAGAAAAAATACAACAGGCGATAAATTCAGCAGTGTTTAGCGTAGGCGGCGATATATTAACTTCTCCCAAACTACGAGAGACGCTCGGAGATTTATATAGATGGCTACCTTCAAAAACTGCTAAAGGAAGAATTGCCGATATTGCTGATGACGTACTTCGTGCGGAAAAACAGCGTTTAGAGAATGTTGCTGCCGACATTACTCCTACGAGGAAGCAAGTATCAAGAGGCATACAAACTCAAAGAGCAGCGTTAGAAAACGCCCCAGAATCTGTGCTGTACACAGGGGTGCCCGCACCTGCATTAAAAGAAGTGCAGACTTCGCAAGCAGGCGGGATTGCTAAAGGCGCTATTGAAACCCAACTGACCACCCCAGCTATAAAAGAAGCCGAAACTATTGCTGCGCGTAAATATGCAGACATATCTACCCCTCTAAAAAATTATAAAGATGAGTTGTGGGGTTCGGCAAGAGAAAAGATATTAAACAGAAAAGTCCCTAATGTTTTAGAAGGACTAGGTTCTCAATTAGGAAAAATTCTTGATACTGATTCGGCGGTACAAAATAGTGTTGCTCAAATGCCGGAAGTAAGAGAAATACTTGAAAATACAATAGGAGAAAAGGCAGCCCGTAATGTTACTGTTGACCAACTTATTTCATGGCAACGTAAGATACTTCAAGCTAAGACAAATAACCCCGGTGGTACAGAGGCTCTAAACGCCGTAGCTAATGTATTAGAAAGCCCCTTAAATCCTTTAGAAAAGGCAAAGGTCAAGCAGCTATATCAAGTAAGTGACGACTTAGATAAAGTCGCTGGAGGTGCTACTAAGGCCGTTAAATACGTTCTTTCTAAAGAAACGCCTAAAGCTGATTTAGATAGAATTATAGCTAATCCTACCACTTTGAAACCAGTACAGACTGCTCTTGCTGCGGATATAACGACCACCCTTAATACTACCGCCGCAACTCAACAAACTAAAGACTTGGCACTGTCTAAGTTGTTTTTGAAATATAGAGATTCAGCAGATATAGTACGCAAAGTGTTCAAAGACGACAAGGAAGTCCGTAAGATGTTCGATACCTTAATGGAGCGCGGTAAAGCATCGGCCCAAATACAAAAGGCTTTTGCAATATCTGATACCGCTTCTGAGGCAAACAGAGCAGCAAGAAATGTTATTGCCGGAGGAACTGCCGATATAGCTGGCAGGCGTACATTGACTTTAGCCGGGACATATGATGCTGCCCGTGATTTTTTCAACAGAAAAACAAATGAACTAATCAGAGCTTCGTTCACCAATAAGAAACTTGGGGTAGATATTCTTCGAGAAGCTGAAAAAATACAAAAAAATCGCGTAAACTACGTTCAGTTGTGGGACGATATTTCTGGAGTCAGAGGGGCATCAAGAAGATTTGCCGCAAGTGGGTCTGTTGTTCCAGTAGAAGTAGTAGCAGGCGAGATGCCTATTGAGCCTGAACCCTCATTACAAGTGCCTGAACCAGCCCCAGCACCTCAAGAAAACTTGACAAACGCCATAAGTTCTGATAAAATAGAGGAAACATTAAATTCTATCAATATCAACCCTGAGTTTGCTAAAACGGTGTACGAAATTGCTGGAATTGAAAGCAATTTTAACCCGGACACAGACCTTAAAAACCCTATTTCTTCAGCGCAAGGCCCATTCCAAATTATTGAAGGTACTTGGGATTACGTTACTAAGTCTAAGGTGACTAATAGGGATGGCACAGAAGTATCAGGTCTTGGTTTAGAAGCAGCCCTCGGAAGACCTCTCGATAAGAACAATCCAGCAGACCATGCTCTTGTAGCTGCTGCATATATGCGTAAGAACTACGAAGAACTTACTAATGCTGGTATTAAAGGAAGTGCTCCTAATCTTTATGTCGCCCATGCGTGGGGGCTTAACGGTGCGAAAAAACTGTTCAAATACAGAGGTAAAAACGTAGCTATTGAAGATATAATGTCAATGGAAGCTATTGCTGGACATCCTAAATTTGCCAAACCGGGCATGACAGTTGACCAAGTTCTTAACAATACCATTAAATACTTCAAAGACCGCCGAAACAATAAAGGTAAGTCTGCTTTAATTGAAGCGGTAAATGACAATGTCTCGTAACGACGACGATGAGGATATTTTAGGTAAAAACATACCAGAAGACCTTTTTCTCGACGATGACGACGATGAGGATTCTGAAGATGATAGCTATGAGCCGGATGTAGGGAAAGCCCCGATAAGAGGGCCAAAAGGTAAAGATGGCCTTTCTGCCTATCAGATAGCGGTAGAAAACGGATTTAAGGGCACTATTAAAGCATGGCTCAAGTCCCTTAGAGGCGGCAGCGGAAAAGATGGCTCCCCCGGCAAAGACGGGAAAGACGGGGTCTCTGGTAAAGATGGTAAAGACGGACTTCCGGGTAAGGACGGAAAAGACGGTTCTCCGGGAGCTAGTCTGGACTTTCAGTGGGACGGGACAAAACTAGGTGTCAAGAAAGACACCGATAAAGAGTTTAAGTTTCAAGACCTGAAAGGAACCTCGTACTCTCTGATAGGTACCAGCGGAGGTGCTACCAAGAATTTCCGACTGGATAGTACACCAGTAGGCAGTACCCTTATCAAGGTATCTAAGACCGGCGGGGCTACCCTTAAAACGCTCACTGCTGGTACAAATATATCTCTTACGGAAACTGACAATACGATAATTGTCAACTCTACCGGAGGAGGGGCGGCTCAGGAAACATTCGAGACCGTATCTAAGAACATAAAATCATGGGGTGTGACACTAAATTATACCGGAGATAGTCTTACCTCTCTGGTGTATTCTAACGGTGTAAGTACCATTACAAAAACACTTAATTACACAGCGGATACTTTAACTTCTATTGTGCTAAGTGGTAACACGCCTTCTGGAATAGCTTTAACAAAGACGTTGGGCTACACAGGAGATAACTTAACGTCTATTGCATACGCTTAATAAGGAGAATACTAATGGCTTCACTAATTTATAATTCATTTTTAGAAGATTTGTTTCGCGGAGCAATAGACCCAGATACCGATACATTCAAGGCTATGCTTACTACTTCTGCTTATACAGAAGACAAAGACACACACCTGAAGCGTTCTGATGTTACAAACGAAGTAACCGGCACTGGTTATACGGCTGGAGGCAACACTGTTACTTTAACGGTGGTGAAAGATACTACAAATGATAGACTAAATTTAACGCTTGGCGGCACAAACTGGCCTAGCAGCACAATTACAGCACGCAAGATTGTTTATTATAAATCGCGTGGAGGTGCTGCATCAGCAGATGAACTTGTAGCGGTGTTAGATAATGGTTCCGACCTTTCTTCCTCGGCAGCTACTTTTACTGTGGACGCTAGCACGTTAAGGATTCAAAACTAATGGCAGACAATGTAACATTACCCGGCACTGGCGAGCCGATTGCCACCGATGATATTGGTGGCGTTCAGTATCAGCGAATAAAGCTGGTTGACGCCACACCTGATAGTACCGCTCCCATTGGAACGGCAACCAATCCCTTGCCGATTGCTGCTTATGGTGAGCTTATAGAAGCCATGGAAGCCATGCGCATGGCAATTCAAGCGCTTACTCGTACCGTTGGCCTTATGCAACCAGATACGGCAGCAAGAATGCGGGTGGCGATTGATGCAATTTCTGCGAGCCTTACATTAGCAACCGTCAGCACGGTCGGTACTGTTAACACGGTCACAAACCAAACTCAAATGGGCGGGTTTTCTGCCAACGAACAGATACCAGCTTTTATGCGCTTAGGCGCTGATAACCTTCGCCGCAACATCTCAGTGAGTTAATTATGACAACGACAAATGGAAATAGAAAAATACTTGACCTTAAACGCTGGGAAATGGTTACGCCAGCACCAACATCTACGGTTGCGGGAGCGTTTATCGCATCTAGCCGTCATCAACGCCAGCAACAGCTTTATGTGACGAGCGCTACAACTGCATGGCTTTACTATCCAGCCGAGGATGGCTGGGTGCAAGTGCCTTCTCCGGGGCTTGCTGGCAGTTTTGGTGCTGGCGCTGCTGGTGTTGCGTCTGGGTTTAGCATTGGCACAGCAACAGCGGCTTCGCAGCTTACTGCGACCAGCGGCACGACTACTACCATCGTCACCAACCAAACCCTTGCTCGTGACCTGCGCGGCTATAGTATTCATATTACTGGTGGCCCGAATGCTGGTGTGACGCTTGTAATTCGTTCTAACACTATCGCAGCAAACGCCACCATCACGGTTGATGCTCAGGCTTCCGCGTTTTCTGCTTCTACCACCTTCCGCCTGCTTACGCCGTGCTGGTATGTAGTCGGCACTGGTACGATTGGTTCGGGGTCATTCCGCAAGTATGACTTCGCCACAAACACATGGACAACCTTGGCTCAAACTGGTTTGCCCGCAACAATCGGAACGGATGGGAAATTGGTTTCCACACCCTCGTGGATGGATACTGGATTCCTTGCATTTGCCACAGGCACGGCAACGGCTGGCGCGGCTTCGACGCTCACGCAATCAACTAAAAACTGGACTACGAACCAATGGACAAACTATCAGATTCGTATCACGGGAGGCACTGGCGCTGGGCAAATTCGTACCATTGCAAGCAACACAGCGACCGTCATCACGGTAGGCGCTGCGTGGACAACGCAACCCGATGTCACCTCAACCTACTCCATCGAGGGGAATGACGATTTTATCTATTACCTCGGAAACAATGCCGTAACGCTTTATCGCTATAGCATTAGCGCGAATACATGGACAACGCTATCTCCGACCGCTGCTAGGGCTGCTGCTCCTACAACCGGAATGTCAGCGCACTGGGTTTGGGATGTAAAAGAAAGCGATTGGACAGCCGAAAATACCATTCGCAATGGGCAGCGGATTTATTCATTCCGTGGCGGTGCTGGCGCGGTACTCGACTATTATGACATCACGGCTAATACATGGGTAAGTGGTGTGACCTATTCACCTGCCACCGAAACACTGACGACGGGCACGAAATACTCTTACTCTGAGAATTTTTTATACATCCAAAAAGATGCAACGGGCAGATGGTTCCGGTATAATTTTGCAACAAGTGAAATGGATGGATGGAATACGATGTTTTTTCCAAACGGTTCGGCACTTGTTGGGGACACATCGTTTGATGTGACTTATTTTGATGGCGCAACCGAAATTCACTATATCTATATGGTTCTCAACACTTCCACAGTAATGCTCAGACAACAGGTAATCTAAATGAAAATTCAAGACATAATCAATATGTGCCAAGCAAGAATTGCTTATTTGTCGCAGCTTCGTGCTTCTGCTGTTCATTTAGGTGATATTTCTCAAGTTGATAGAATTGATGCGGATATTGCGTCAACTCAAGACACCTTAAATCGTTTATTGATGCTGTAAGCCATGTCACTGCTGCTTCTATTCAACCAAGCAGCGGCATCTGGTGGCGTTACATTTAACGGTCAGACGCTAACAACCACGACCTCACTTATTAAAGGTGCGTGGAGTGCTGGTGCTGGAGCTACCTTTGCTGGTCAGACTCTTACTGCTACAACAAGTTTGTTGCAGGGTAGCTGGGCAGCAGGAGCCACGTTTGCAGGCCAGACTCTAACAACCACGACCTCACTTATTAAAGGTGCGTGGAGCGTTAATGCTGGAGCTACCTTTGCTGGTCAAACTCTAACTGTTACAACCAGCCTTATACGAGGTGCTTGGAGTACAAGAACTTTAACAGATGCGGATATTATGGCAATTTGGAACTATGAAATAGAACCCGGCATTACGGCTGGAGAAATGCTTAATGAGGTTTACCAGCGGAATTGTTGGTCTGAACTTACGGCTTCAAATAATGTTACTGGGACTTTCGGTAAGCTGGTTCAAGATGCATATAAACAAACTAAATTATCTGTAGGACTAAGCGCATAATATGTATGATTTAGCCACACTATTTACCTATCTTCGTAAAGCGCCTTTCGGTGGAAGAATCTCCCAGAGGCAGGTTGAAGGTATTAAAAACATTATTCAAGCATGGGAAGACCTTGCTGAAAAAGATAATAATAAACTTGCTTACGTCCTAGCTACGGCCTTTCACGAAACAGCGGCAACTATGCAGCCGGTACGAGAAGGATTAGCTAAAAGCGATAGTTCTGCACGAAAAATACTTGCTAAGTACCGATACAGCCAACCAGACCAAGTTTCTAAAGGAAAAAACACTTTGCCAAAGACAGGCAAAGCATATTATGGTCGTGGGTATGTACAGATTACTTGGGCAGATAATTATTTACGCTTAGGTACAAGGCTTGGAGTTCCGTTACACGAAAACCCAGAGCTTGCCCTCGGCCCTCAGATTTCTGCAAAGATTCTTGTCATAGGGATGCTCGAAGGGCTGTTTACGACTAAGAAACTCTCCCAGTATTTTTCTGCAAAAACAGAAAACCCAGAAGGGGCAAGAGCCATTGTTAATGGTAAAGATAAGGCTGCTCTTATAGCTTCGTATTATGTGCAGTTCAAAGGGGCTTTAGACGCAGCAGATACCGACACAGAAATGCCTGAAGGTATTAAACCAGAGGCAGCTAAACCAGACGGGGCTTCGTTACCTACGGACACTACCCTTATCGGCGGCATTACTGGCGTAATAGGGTCTGGGGCAGTAGGCGCATTGGGCGCTATAAGCAATCCTTGGGCATTGGCTGCCTTCGTGGTAGTAGCTCTGGGGGTATTTTTACTTGTAACTGGACGTATTGAGATTAAGAAAAAAGCTGGGGTATAATGTTCACGCTACCATATAAACTTGGCATCATTGCCGCTATTATCATAGCGGTATTCATGCTAGGGTACTTTAAGGGTAAGACTTCGTGCGAAGTGGCAAACACAAAAGAAGTAGTGAAAATAGTAGAAAAGGTTAAATATGTTCGTCAAAAAACTGATGCCCTGCCTAGCGGCGCTGTTTATGATGGGTTGCGCGAGTGGCAAAGAGACTAGCTGTACTGCGTTCTATCCAATATATGTAAGCAAAGACGATAAATTTACAGAGCCAACTGCGAGGAGTATTTTATCTCACAATCTTACTGGCAAAGAACTATGCGATTGGGAGTCTGTACAGCGGTAACACTATGTTTGACAGCTTGTCAGCAGCCTAAAGACCATTGGTTAGACGTTTACCCCAAGGAGTACGCCTCTCCCTCACAAGACATACATACCATGACTACTAAGTAAAAAGCCACCGAAAGGTGGCTTTTTTGTTAGGCTATCTTCCCATCTTCACCCACATCTCCGTGAGCCAAGATTTTTAAGTCTGTATCTCTGTCGATAACTAAATATGTGCCTTTAATAATATCAAAAGCATTGCATAAATCAAGTACACGCTCAATATCGAAATCCTTACAAGAATACAAATCAAACTGCAATTTAGCAGGGTATTCGCTATCCCAACAATGAAGCGCCGTATGACTGGTTTCAAGAATACCAACGCCAGTAGTGCCCTCATTGCCAGCAATATCGCAATAATACCCCATAGGATTCTTCAGTAGGGTAGGAGCTTGTGCTACTTCCATATCTACGCGCTTAATAAGCAACGTCAGGAAAGCCTCTACTTCCTGAGCAGACTTAGGAGGGTATTTTACTTCAAGAGCAAGAACGAGGTGCTTATGCTGTAACATTATTTAGAGCCTTCCATGTGTTAGGGTAGAGGTTATTAAGTTCGTCAGAAACAACTTGTGCAAGTTCCCTGATTTCCTGCTGGGCATCGGGGGAGATTCTTAAATCGCAAAAATGTTTCCAGTTACGGATATTAGCAGAAGCATAAAATCTTGTCAAGTGCCCCATCGGAAGAACTGCTCTAGCCATTTCTCTGGCAACGCCCAACTCGATAAGAGCATCATACGCATCCATACTTTGTTCATAGAACGCATGTAGAATTTCTTGTGCTTTATATGAATTTTCTAGTTCGCCAGCAGAAGATTGTTTATTGCGTGTTTCTTGCTTGCGGAACACTTTAGGCATCCAGAACTGACCTATAAAATCTGAAGAGTATCTAGCAGAGATTTCGTTAAACGCCTGTGTCCTATGTCTGTGCCATTCCCGTGCAACAAAGAAAGGGCACTCAATAAGAAACGTCACGGATTGATGTTCAAACGGAGAAAAATGCTTATGGGAAGCAAGATACTCCATAAGTTTCTTGTCTTTATCTTCGTCTTTCCCTGTCTTGTCATCTTGATTATGGGACACCCGTGCGGCAAGCACAGGCAGGTAGTCCACATCAAACGCTAGGTCTGGGTGCAAGGCAGTGTAGGAAATTACTTTAACGCTAGGCTTCTTGTACTTCAACATCGTACCCTTCAAACGTGTATTTGCCATTGTCATAATAGGTCAACATCACAGGAAACGTAGTACCAAGATAATTCTTAAAGATGGTTTTTACTACGTCATCGTCTTTAAGTTCAATTTTTGCTCTAAACTTCATTAGGTTTTACTCCATAATTTATTGTCAAAAAAGTAATTTGAAAAATACTCTGTTTTATCTACCCCGCAAGGGGCTAAAGTATTTTCCCACCCGGCTTTAGAAGCCTCCTCATGCCATGTAGTATTTTCCAGCACTAGATTCAATACGGTGTTTGCCATATTGTTTGGAGGCGACATACGTTCTTTAGTCTGTTGCAGTAATTCTTTTTGTTCTTCTGATGTCAGGCTCTTAAACCAATCTTCTTGTTTGATTTCGTTTACGCATAAACCTAATTCTTTTTTCCAATTATGTCTAGGGCCGTGCATATGTCTCTATTCTTTAATATGTTCACTCAACGATTAAACGCCCTCTAGGAATTTCGTAGTAGGTGTCATGTTCATCGACAAGGCCATAGACTCCTTCATCGACAAGGCCATAGACTCCTTCTTCGTCGGTTGCAATGTCCTGCCCTTGCTGCTCACTCAAAATTTCAAACACATCTTGAGAGGCATTTTGAGGGCTAAACCTAAAACCTAGCGTGTAAAGCCCTGAAAAAAATGTCTCAGCAATAGAGTGCCATCTTGTTTCATCATCAAACTTAGCAGTAACAGTGATTACAGGCTGGTCAATCTCTGAGTTATCATTTTCTAAAGTCAGTTTAATAGCCATATCTATTCTCCTTGTTTATAATAAGAGGGGTTATAACATAATACCTCAGTAAGTTTATCGAGATACCACTTTGCTTTATCAATATCTTCTTTTCCGTTTTTGTACTTATACCGCCATAAGTACTTAAATATATTACCACGAAGATACCCAATAAATTCTTCCACAGAAAGCATTGCCTCCATAGCAGCGATACATTCAATACCTTTATGATTAAGGCTATAATGCGCCGGTGAATTTACGTTATCGTTTACCATTTAACTTCTCCGTCCATATGCGCGCCCCACACATGTATAATTTCTTGAAAAGTGCTTCTGCGCTTGCCTTTCAGTGTATGCTCAAGTAACGCAAAGTGATTCACGAGCGACATCATGTAAAAGTATTCCTTGCTGTCTTTTCTTTTTTTAAGTGTGGCAAGCACCTCTGGCAGCAGATTAAGGTCATATAGACAGCTTTCCAAAAGTGGAAGCCTGCCCATTATCTGCTTTACTGTTTCTGGTTTTTTCTTCGCCATACTATGCCACCATACCCCAGTGAGATACTGAATTAGGTTCTTTAGCGTTCATCTCACGTTCAATAGCAAGAAGTGCCTTAATCTGGTCATCCCAACTAAGTTCTGGGTGAACAAAGAGCCATTCCATGATTTCTTCTGTAGTAAGATGTTTCATTAGCGTACCTTTGTTGAATGTTCAAGTTTAGAACTTTCGCTCCACGCACCGCAGTCGTTACATTGATAACGCTGCTTACGCCCGGTCTTTGTAACATTATATCCACGCTTTGTCAAGTGGCTTCCTCCACACCGAGGGCATTTATCTTCTGTGCCCATTATGCTGTTGAAGTTAGGATGCGATTTTAGATAAGGTCTAATTTCTTCGTACACTTCTTCAAGCAGCAATACGTCTTGGATATTGTATTTACGCATAGCTTCCAGTGCAGACTTTTTACCAAAAAACGCATCTTTCCACAGTCCGGGGGCATTAGCCAGCTTACGCCCTACGCCAAGATACTCCCCTAAATAATCCAACCTATTGCTTGAGAACGCCCCGATAGCACGGGCTTCTTTGAGCGTATCTACTTGAGGTACATTCGGTAACGGGGGCAGCCGGTGATAGATAAGTCGCGTGTTCAGCTTCTTGATGTCGAATTTAGTGCCATTGTGGGAGACCAGATAATCGGCTTCGTGAATTACATCGGCCAGCTTCTTTACTACTTCATAATCATTCTTATCTTTCTCTACGGCTGTATAAACCTTAGTGCCGCCTACCCATTTCCAGCTAGCGCAGTGGATACGCCAGTCTTCAACAATGTTACCGTAAGGAATAGACTCAGGATATAGCCCAAAAGTCAGGGCAAGCATATAACTGGTTTCCTCATCATATATAAGTCCTTTAGGGGCTTTAGACATTCTTGGCTCCTTTTAATGCCAGAATCTGTTTTGCAAGCTTATCACACTCAGCGTGCAACGAAAGCAGGTATTCAAGGTCAACCACAGCAATGGCTTCTTTACGAGCTTTACGAACTACCAGCAAGGGATTAAGGTCTTTTGAATTATGTTTTGCTTGCCCCCACGCATCCCAGATATTAACCTTCTCGACGGCCTTACACTCAATAGCCATAGGGAATACATCCTGCGCTGCCTTGGATAGTTTTACATCTACCCCCGGCGCTCCCATACTGGTTGATTGTACGTCAGACGCATGAAGAAATGGAAAATACGCCAGAATTTTGGCAGCAACCTCTTTCTGAAGGTTTCTTCCTTTAGCTTTACGGCTTTGCGTGGTTTTAGCTGTCATATTATTTCCTCTTGAAACTTAGGCGGGGTTTAATGTCCATCAGTATGTCCTTTACTTCATGCCGACAAAATTTTTTATAGTGTGCCATAAAACAGCACCTAGCTCCGTCAATCCACGAGTCATTCAAAATCATGCCGCGTTGGACTCCTTCATCTTCCGCCAACCACTTCTGGAACTCTTCTTCTGGTGTCATATTAACCTCCAGTTGGTTGCCCCTCGTGGACTCGAACCACAGTTTTCTTCTCCAAAGGAAGACGTCCTACCACTAGACGAAGGGGCAATAATAAACTATATACGGCCTGTAGGATTTTAACCTACCGGCGGGTTCCCAAGGTTGCGTAGAAGCCTTTGCACATGAAGCGCCGCTACCTACTCCCGACCTCGGTGTACCCTACAAAAGGTACACCCGGTAATCCTCGCGAATCTGTATCGACTCAGTCCGAGGCCGTATTTTTATCCTCCCTTCCCTAGCACGTCTGCTAGGTACTACCATGTTAATTCATGTGCGGTGCTATGTACACTCGAAGCGTTCAAGCAACATACCGGAAGGTATCTCTTTATTTCTGCTGTTTAGCTTTAGGTTTATCTACAGATTCGTAGTCTGACTTACTATTTACCTGTTTTTCTAAAGCATCCACTTCCTCTACTACTGCGTTAAGTTCGTGTACTGGCACGCGAAACCTGCGTCCGTATTTCTGTGTCCTGTACACACCATCAACAATATCTTTTACCCTAGTTGCCAGAGGACTTAGCATTAAATATCTCCTTTAGCTTCGGGGGATTCTTCTACAGCATTTTTAGCTTCGTTCTTGTAGTCTTTATCAAACTTCCACAAAGCAAAATATGCCCGTTGGCCGTCTTCAAGTTCTTCAAGACGTTTCATAAGCAACGGCGTTTTGATGATGCTAAGACGTGGGCCATAGTCTCCATATCCAACATACCCCACAGCCCGCCATACCCCTTGGTCGTTCGGGGCTTTGAAACTATATACGTCTTCTTTAGTAATAGGCATAACTAACTCCATAAAGTGTTAAAATAAAGTCCAAAATTCATTCTACCCTCTGCCACTTTCGGGTCTTCTTTCCACTGCTTAGTCTTCTTATTATAAACATTAAGGCTACCGTTTACAGTCTTTTGCAAAAAATACTCGATAGAATCATATGCTTTATTCATATTTTTCAACGCACGTCTACGATTTTTTTTGTTTAGCTTACCATACTTCAAATCTACATAGTTTTCAAAGAACGCATCGGGGATACCCTGCTGAATCTCCCTAAGACTCTTAATTCTATCTAATGCAAATTTTGCAATAGCTACATCAAGAGAATACAATTCCGCATCGTCAAATCCTCTGGTTCTACGCTGTCTCCACAATTCAACGGCACGTTTAATTTCACGCCAAGTTGGTAAATACATCGTTCCAATCTCCTTTAATTGCAGCTTTCTGATACTCTGTTACACGGGTCTCAAAGAAATTCGCGTGTTCTTGGGCATTGAGTAATTCTTCAAGCCAAGGCAACGGATTCTCTTTCACTTTGTAGTTAGTCTTCAGCCCCATCTGGAGCAGTCTTCTATCAGCAATGTATCTAATATACTCTTTTACTTCCTTGCTGTCAAGCCCCTCTACTCCGCCATGTGCAAAAGCAAGGTCAACAAACTTATCTTCAAGGTCAACCATCCGGCGGCAAGCCTCGTAGATGCTGCCTCTTGTTTCATCGTTCCATGCTTTTGGATTCTCTTTTACCAGCGTGCGAAGAAGATGCAACATCCCTTCAACGTGCAAGGTCTCATCACGTTGCGAATATGCTACAATCTGCCCCATCCCTTTCATTTTTCCAAAACGGGGAAAGTTCATAAGAATAGCAAAACTGCTAAACAACTGTAACCCTTCACCAAACCCGCTGTAAATAGCGATAGTACGAATCATGTCTTCTACGGTGTCCATCTTCATGTCAGACATATATTCGTGCTTATCTTTCATTTCCTTGTATTCCATGAAGGTCTTAAACTCGCCTTCAGAAATACCCAGTGTGCTTAACAGCAAAGAATATGAATGTACATGCACAGCTTCCAGCGAGGCAAACGTAGTAAGCATCTGGCCTACTTCTGGATGCCCTGACAGGCGGGGGAGATAGTATTTACAATATCCTTCAGCCACAGCAATATCCGCTTGAGTAAAGAACCTGAAGATTTGCATCAGCAGGTTTTTTTCTTTTGGTGTAAGATTATGCTTCCAGTCAGTAACGTCGTTCTGCATCGGAACTTCGTCAGGAATCCAATGCACCTTCAGTTGTTTAAGGTACATATCAAAGGCCCACGGGTATGAGAACGGCTGGTAGTAGTCTCGTGATTGTAGTAAATTTGACATCTATATTCCTTTTCTATCAAAATCATTTAACATAGACTGACCTGTGGGCATATTATGCCACCTTCACTAACAGGACGTGCGACTTAGTGTTATCAGGCTTAATAAACACTTTATATAAATCGTCCTGACTAAACCCGTGGCTAGCAATGCCGTGTCCTGTAAAATAAATATAATCAAGCACAGAGCCTGATATGGTCTCTTGTTTTGTGCCTTCAACCCATCTAATAATATCGCAGTTAATGTTCTTAACTACATTATGCGGCAGGGGCATATTACGCTCCTAGTTTAGCGGCTTTCTCGAAGGATTCCTTCGTAGTTTTTTAATTCGCGTAAAATTTCATTCATTCGTGCGCTATGTAAAACTCTAACGGAAGAAATAGTGTTCGGATAAAATACTCGTCCCGAATCAGATTCTTCTTCAATAAGAAGATATGCAACCAGTTCTCTACACAGTTCATCTATACGAGTTCTCATGTGTTATTCCTTTCGTTGTATTTATGCCTCACAGCCTACGCATTCAATCTCAAATCCAGTAGGTGTTGTAGTTTTGAATTTTGTCTGCTTAACTTCATTTGTAGCAGAAGTCTTATCTTCTGTCAATAGGTGCTGCCGTTCAATTTTTTGCCCAATATCTTCAATGCTGGATTCAATCTTATTTCGGCAGTAATACAACCCTTTCAGACCTCTTTTCCATGCTTCGTAATGCGTGTTATGCAAGTACGAAACGTCCACAGGGTTGATAAAAAACAGGTTCACAGACTGCCCTTGGTCAATATATTTCTGCCTGTCTGCTGCATGGCGAATAACCCACATCTGGTCAAGTTCAAAGGCAGTCTTGAACACAGACTTCTCTTCATCTGTGAGAATATCAAGATGCTGTACAGAACCCTTCTTTGCCCCCACAGAGCGCCAGACTGTTTTAATATCATCGTCAGATAATCCTTTTTCCTGCAATAATTGCAAAAACCGAGGATTCTTAAAAATGTGCGTGCCGTTCTCTGTTTTTTGAGAGAAAGACACGGCGCTGAAAGGCTCAATGCTGGGGCTTACATTGCCGCACAGAATAGAACTGGAGGCATTAGGGGCAACAGCAATAAGGTGCATGTTCCTGCGCCACTGCATCCCTTTCCCTTCGATATAGTCCGGGCAACTTCCTTTAGATACAGCAATATCGTAAGTGGCGTCTTCCGCCTGTTCCCGGATATACGAGAACATTTCCACGTTAATGCGCGAGGCTTCTTCTGACTCGAAAGGAATCAGTTTATTCTGTAGATAACTATGGAACCCCATTGCTCCAAGCCCCAGACTACGCTCTCTGGAAGCGGAATAAAGAGCTTTGCGAATAGCATGTCTTGCAGAAGGTTTAAGGTGCGGTGCTTGAATAAAAGCGTCAATAACATTATCAAGCATCTTAATCAGGTCGTACACCATCGAGGTGTTGCGCCACTCATCGAATTTAGCTAAATTCACGGAACTAAGGCAGCATACAGCAGTTCGTTGTTCGTCTGTCGGTAGGTAAATCTCGTTACAGTTCCCCGTTAAGACACCGTTAAACATAAGGCGTCCTCTCTTAGGTTCAGTAGCGCAATATGTGTCAGAAATACGTCCAGTACGCTCTACTGATTGTACTTTAATAAACCGGCAAGCATCCCTGTTTGGCATACGGTTTTTATCTAAAATTAACCGTGAGCAATTAAGACCGAGTTCTAAAAGCCGCACAACGGCGGGGCCGTTAAAATTCAATAACCATACTTCACTACAGTTATATTCCCCGTTCTCGCCACTGCCATCATTCTTCGGCAGTTCAAATACCCCAGCCTCACGTCTGTGAGACAAGGATGTATAAACACCTAATTCTTGCATCAACAGGTGGATTTCTTTAAGAAAAGAATAGTTTACCGAAGCAAGCTGGATATTAACCCCATTAGTGCTTTGGATAACACATCCATCCGCATCAAATAGACCAGACAACCATTCCATAATTACACTGGCATAAAAGCCGGTAGGAACATAGAATTTATTGATGGGAGGAGAATAACTCCAACGGTAGCGATTATAGGTTGCATCATCAGATATTTTTCCTTTAAGTCTAGGGATGCACATAGCTTTAGGGGCATATATCCAAGAAAAATTATAGTCCTCGTTACCATCCCCGGCATAAAATCCTTGTGAATACCAGTCTATTGCTGAGGTATGTTCACAATCTGGATATTCTTTGGGAAGACTGAATTTTTGCAGTTTGTCTTCTGGTTTAAGGTCTTTTGCGGCAACCTGCACAGGCGGCTGCCAATAATTTTTTTGAACATAGAACTTGTGTTCTGATGTACAATCAATAGTAATGCCATTATTGAATGTGACTCGGATAAGTTCTTTAGATTCTCCTGTTTTTCTCGGAGTTACAAGAGACCATTCCTCACCATTCCATACATGAACTTCTGTGTCAGCTACGCCAACAATAGGTACATATCCGTATTCTTTAGTCAGTATTTTAGTTTCTGGGGCTACACACAGATTGCTCGTATTAATACGAAGCCCAAGACGTTTTTGTTCTTCTGGCAGTGCTTTGTTAGCATTATCAATAAAAAAGAAATATGGTTCCCCAGTCTCAATACGAAGCATTAGCAGCTTGCTCCATAGTTCTCTGGCAGAAACTATGTCTGTTACTACCCCTGTGTGAGGGTCTTTAAGTTCCCATCTGTCGTCTTTAACAAACAGCTTTTCCATAAAAGAATCTGGAACAGAGACAGCATTATGGATGTTTAATGCCTTGCGTTCTACAGCTCCCCCGGTAGGTTTTCTCATATTGATAAATTCCATAATCTCAGGATGAGAAACACTAAGATATGCTGCGTAAGCGGCACGGCGCGTACCTGCCTGTCTGTAAGCCAGCACCTTTCTATCGAACTGGGCAATGAACGGAATAGCGCCGGTTGATTCCCCGCCTCGTGATGTTTTGGTTTTATTAGTGCGTAGGAAAGACCATCCTGCCCCCAGACCTCCGCCCATAGCTGCAAGCCATGAGGACTCAGATTCATGGTCAATAATACCCTCAAGAGAGTCTCCTACCGCTGATAAAAAGCAGGAAATAGGAAGCCCGCGAGAAGTACCTCCATTTGCCAATACCGGGGTGGCAAACATAAACCATTGCTTGCTCACATAGCCATACAGTCTTTGAGCATGTGCTTGGTCATCTGCAAATGCCTTAGCAGCGCGGGCAAAAGCATCTTGCGGTGATTTTTCCTCTGGCATAAGGTATCTATCTTTCAAAATACGCATAGCATATGGGTCAATAAGATTATCCCGTGAGTAATCAATCACAATGTCCATATATCCTCTATAAGAAAGAAAAGGGCAGCGAAAACTGCCCTAAGTGAAGTAATGTTATCTAAAATTTAGCAGTCCCATTTATCCAAAGCCAATTTTTTTCTTGTTGGGCGACCTTTCTCGTCTTTAAGCGGGCCTTTAGCACCTTCCATACGAGCGCAAAAGCTCTTGCGTCTTTTAGCAGACTTAGGAGACTTCTTGGCTTCTTCTCTGCTAACTGGCGGTTTGAGATTACCGCCTGTGGCACGGTTGTATTTATCTCTACCTGCTTGAGTAAGACCCCCGGAGGGATTCTTATCTTTCTTGGTAAGACTTACTGAAGGTTTTTTACCGGCCTTTTTTACCATAGCTTCCTCCTTTTTTCTTCGACATGCCTGCCGAGGAAAGAGCGATTGCCACGGCCTGTTTTTGATTCTTTACTACTTTGCCGCCTTTACCACTATGGAGTTCGCCTTTGCCGTATTCTTTCATTACTTTGGATACTTTAGCTTGTTTGGCTGCTTTAGTCTTCGGAGTCTTTTTCATTGTATAGTCCTTTTTGTTATTTAGAGTATTCTAATAGTTTACGAATAAGAATGTTTATAAATGTTGAAAAGTCTTTAGTTGGGAAATATAGTTCTAAACCTCCATTATCGTAAGAATTTAATTCCAGATGATACCCTTCTTCATTAGAGATTTCTTCTCGTTTGAAGAAATAAATATCTTCTACTTTTAATACCACGTCACCATCTTCAGTGGTATTTTGCTCTACCGTGTCTTTATCAATCCATATTCTAATCATTCTACATACCATACAAGAGGTTTAACCTTAGCTTGAGAACATTTACTTGGTAGAAGTTTAGCTGTGGGGTGGCATTTATCTTTATGGTCACAGTAAATGCACTTACCTCCAATAATAGTTCTACCAGTAGGCTTCTTGTAGAAAGTTTCCTGCTGAAGCCCTGTGCAGGAAGGCATCTTGCCTTCTTTCAATGCTTCTATCTTCTTCCTTACCCGCATCTCCCATCCAATATACACTTCTTCCAGATTCTTTGCAAATTCTATAACTTTATATTGGCCGGTTACTTTATGAAATACTACCCACCCTCCCGGCTGAGCGTTCTTGCCTTTAGCGTAGCCTATAAGCTGGTCGATATACCCAAAAGTATCATCAGCAGATAAGGACTCAAAAGAACTAAATTTAGTGTTATAAGCATAATCACTTGCTGTCTTAACATCATACACCTTACCATCAATTTCAAGATACCAGTCTAATTCGCCTTGAATGTCCGTTTCAGCTACTCTCACGGTAACTACATCGTCCGTTTGAATAGGAAGCCCTTTAGCCTTGCAGATATAGGTAAAGATACGCTCCATGACATGCCCCTGAAGCATTTTAAGGAGAAACTCAGGAGAGGCTTTAACACGTCCATATTTAGCCTCTAGCATAAGCTGGCGAAGGTCTTTGCCGATGTTAGACATACGCAGCCTGAAAGCATTGTCTGGTTTTGTGTGCAGCGTCTTAATTATTTGAGTCTTAATATCGGCCATGCACTCATCAAGCAAAGCCTCATTCAGAGGCATATCGCCTGTTGCTGCGGCATCAAGAAACTCAGTAATTGTCTTTTCAATGATGTGCATACAAGACCTTTAATAGTTAAGTTGTGGGCTTTCCACCCACCGGGGCGTTACCGGTCCACCTCTCCTAAACACACTCAACGCTACTGCCAGCGCGATTACCGGTCTAGGGCGGTACTTCCTCCGTAGAGAAAGCTACCTAGTTAGGGGCATAAGCAGAAAGTTCTTCGTCTTTCTCTTGCTCTTTGGCTGCTTTAATAGCAGCTTCTGCTTGAGCATCCCCAATTTCTTTAAGCAACTTAATAGTATGATAACTGTGGTTGGCCGGAATAGTGGCCAAGAGATTAATTATATCATAAAATTGTTGCGTAGTCAATTCCAACTTAACCATTTGTAATACCTTCGTTGTGTTCGGCGATAAACTTGTTAATCTGCTCAATAAGAGCAGCATCTTCTTCAGTGGATGCTGTGCCTCCCTTACGAGTAAATGCAAGAGTTGCAAACTTATCCCCTTTTACCTTGATAGAAAACGGCACAGTGCCCCAATCTTTCTTAACTGGAAATTCTTTTGCAAATGGAATCCACGTCTTGAGTTGTCCGGGAGTAATGCGGAAATTCACAAGCTCAGGCTTCTTTTTAGGAAACGTCACTTCCCCAATAAGGTAAGTGTAAAATCCTGCAATACCACGCTGACGCTGACGTTCTTCTGCACTAAACTCCTTTACGCCTTCCCATACTGGGAACGTCCTACCGCAGGCATTGCCGCCTTGTTTATCAGGGATGTTCACTCCTTTACGAACACCATCAAAGAAAATAGATTCGTTAATAACCTTTGTGGCATCTACAGGGTCGCGTTTGATAAGTTTATTAGAAACTTCAAGAAGACGAAAATCAATAGAAGCTGATTTGTATTCTTTTTCTTCTCCCTGAATTACAAAGAAGAACTTTGTAACAGTGGCTTCTTCTTCTTCAAGAAATACTTTTTCTTGGATTGTGGCAAGTCTTTTCATTATGCACCTTCCTTTTCAATGATTAAACCAGCAGCCGACAGATAAATGTCTAATTCATCAGATTCACTGGTGTATTTTTCAATACCGGCCTTACGAATTTTTAATACCTGCTTTAGCAGCTTGGTGTTATATCCTTTACTCTTTGCTTCGAGCCAGAGGTCTTTTACATCTTCTCTAAGGCCGCTAATCTCGTCCTGCAAGCGTTCCACTCTATCAATATAAGATTTTACTTCATTATTTTGCATCTGTCAATCCCTTCAGTTGATTATTAAAAACATGCTCTACAAACAGTACCGCCTTTGCAATTTTGGCACCGACGTGGTTTCTGTCCCTATATTTGGCAGCCTCGGCCTTAGTAGAAAATGTAATAGGAGAAATTCTACGGCATTTTTTACCTTTATACATAACATGAACTATCTCTGCGTTTTTATCCAGAATCACATACACAATGTTCTTAGTGGTTGCGTACCTTCTAATAGGCAGTTCTGACATTATATAAGTTTCCCATTAGTTTCATATATAGTTTTTTTATCTAAAAGGTTTCTACCTTGGCTAATCTCAAAGCCGATAGGGACATTTGTAACATACTTAAAACGCTCTGTCAAGTAGGCGGTAACATTATAAAAATGTTTCTTTATCAGCCCCAGCATAACTTCCTTTTCTTCTGGGTGAACGTCTGGTACAACGTCATCATGCGTCTGCATAATCAGTTTGCTTTTCAGTCCAAGACTCTTCATCTCTCTCCACAGCGGAATAATCACAGACCATACTAAGTCTGCACTGAATGACTGCACAGGGTAATTAGTAATCTGGGTAATTCCTATAATCTTACCATTATCGTTGCGGCGTACTTCAGGGAAGGCAAAGATTCTACCAGAAGGAGTCGTTATCTGCTTTTTAGTTAGGGCTTCCTTACCCAGCCCTTCATGCCACTTGGCAATACCTGTATGCTCTTTGAAGAAAGCATCAGCGTAGGCGCGAGATTGCTCTGTTTGCCCTACACCAGAGAAAAGAGGAGAGAACGTGTGTTTCTTGGCGTTCTGGCGTACTTCCTTCCATTTCTTCTGGTCTTCAAAGTCTGAAGGCTTTGCATTAAACATATAGAGCGCAGACATCTCGTGCCGGTCTTTTTTCTCAATAAGAGATTTCAACCCTGCGGGGCAGGCGGCTAATAGCACAGCTACGCGATACTCAAGCGCAGCAAAGTCCGTTGGGTAAAGTACCCCGCCTTCCCACCTAGACACGATAGCCTTACGGATAGGGAATGTCCCGCCCCGTGGTTGGTTCTGCCAATTCGGATTACTAGAAGAAAGTCTCCCAGTGGCTGTCACGCATTGATTATAATTTGGGTGATTAAGGGCGATACTACCAGTTGCTTGTATGGTGCTTCTCTTAATACCTTCCACGAAAGATGTGAGGTAAGTGTCAAGAGCATTCACTCGCTGTAAGGCACGCAAAAACTCCTCAGCGTCGTAGCTCAGTCCCCCCAAGGCTATAAGCTCGTCGATAGTTGTTTTATCTGTGCTGAACCCATTTATAGTTGCATATTCGCTAGAAATAGGCCGAACAGCAAACCCTGCCCGTTTCCCGTTAGGGATGTACAGAACCTTATCTCCTTTGCAGTCTGGGCAGCGATTAGGCTTCTTATGTGGTTCCCCCTTGATAACCTCTCCGGTGCGCTTCAGTACCTTATCTTTTTTGTACTTCTGAATATTACCTTTGCCATCGCATGTCTTGCAGTGCATTGCGTCTGTTTTGTACAAGACTTCCGTCTGGTCACGGATAATTTGCTTAAACTCAGAATCTTTATACCGGCGGTTATATTTAGCTTTTTTAACTGCGCCTCGTTGCTCAGTGCCGATATTGAATGTTTCCGCCCAGAACTTCTTGTCCTTTACTTTACGCCCGTACACCACCATAGACATATCGGCAGGGGATGCTAGGTTTATTTTTGTGTCGCCCATCACGTCTCGAACAAGCTCTCTCATACGCTGTTCCAGAGCAGTCTTCTCGTTCTTAAATGTAATCTCTACGTCTTCCAGAGTGCGTAAATCAATGGGAATACCGGCGCGTTCAATATCAATCAACACTTCTAGCGTTTCCATGCTAAGTTTCATAGCAGGCCACATGGTGCGTATTTCTTCTTCTTCCGTATATCTTTTACGCTGGTGCTGATACAGTTCGTAAGTAGTCTCAATATCCCCCAGACCATATTCTTCAAGCTCCTTAATGGGAACTTCGTCAGTATTAAGACCTTTAGCAAAATGCTCTTTAAGAATGTCTTTCTTAGGGGTAAGTCCGTATCTTTCTGCACAATCAGCCAGACCCAGTAGCGGCTTTCTGCCCTTGGCAGCGACATACTCAAATATCATAGTGTCATAAAGGGAGCCGTCATATTTGAACCCGCACTCATAGAGCCATGCCATATCAAACTTGAGGTTATGGCCTATAACCAGACTGGCGGAAGTAAGGCGTTTTTGTAACAGTGCTGCTGCGGCTGCTTGTTGCTCTTGATTATCGGGCAGTTCAGAATGATTGAAAAATAGGTACTCTGAGTACCCAGAATCAACATTTTTCAAACCTACAGACACGAGCCTATTGGTGGTAAGATACGGGGACGGGCTAGTCTTACCTTCCTCGTTCTTAGTGTAGGTAGTTTCAATATCGAGTATCAGTTTAGTCATGAAAAACTATCCCCCAATGTTTATATGTGTATTCGGGAACTATAAACGCCCACTTAGTCCCAAATAAATCCCATAATCTTCCTTCTATCAATACTCCTTTAGAAGAAGTGCACTGTTCAGGAATTTCTGTTATCTTTATAGCAGAGCGTGCGCCACACCAGAACTTGCTTTTAACATGCTCTTTAATTTTTTCCGTATCTGCTGTTATATATCTAATGCTAGAAACTGTAGGTTTAGTCATTTATAAAATACTTGTTGTCGGTTAAGACTTGTTCAGCCCATGTAATATCATCAGACCAGCCATAAGATTTTTTGCAATCATCGTTACACACAATAGTCCCATCTGACAATCTAAACACTAATATTCCGTCACCGTCCCATAGCCAAAACACATCTAGGTCTTTTTCGTGGTTTCTGAACCAGTACATCCTAGATATTTCGACTGGGTCTTTAGCATAACTTCCTGCCAATAACGTGCGTATAAGAAGAGGGATGTTTTTGGAGTCTTGCTCTTCAAACCCATCTTCAACATCAAAACATGAATAGCATCCTGTTTCATATTTGAACGTAAGAGTTCTATATAACTCGCAGAACAGATTAAAATCCTTCTTGCGTATGTCTTTCAAGTCTATCATATTTCTACCACTTTGCCTTCCTTAATTTGCAATTTGACCAGTTTAACATCCCCAATAGCCCGGCAATAATCAAATCCACCGTCAATAGCCCCGCCGGGGACTTCTCTGTAATCGTGCCTGTCTCTGCTCCAGACATACCGGCCATCATTTAGCATTACGCCCCAAAAGACAAACCCATCAAGATAACTGGCATCATAGATACCCGCCTTATCATTAAACGGGTCGTAGTGCAGTCCAAAAAGATGCTTATGTCCTTTTTCAATATCTGGGTCAGCTTCATAAAACACAGCCCCAGCGTGCCCCCAGCCTCCTCCACGCAGCTTCGTAGGAAAATCTCCTACATACTTAGCATTATACTTCTTTTCTACCATTTCTATGTTAAAAGGTGTGCTAGTCATCGAAATTTAACTCCTCTACTTCAGAATAATCAACGCGGTCATAATACTGTTTTGCCTCATCGGAATCTAATATATCCATAAAAGCAGAACGCGGCTCCATGCAAGCCCACGCTTCTACGGCCTCATGGTAGTTGTCATATACTCTTAAAGACTTACTGCCTACCCAGTACAGGTCGTCGCCTTCCAAAAGAGCTTCATGAATCCCGTAATGCATAAACCCAGTCTCCGTGTGTTCTACAAGTTGATAAACCTTAACTTTCATATTAGACTTCCAAGCGAGACATTTCTTTATTAATCATAAAACTACCAGAACTTTCATCTCCTGTCAACTTATTCTTAGGTAAATAAAAATATCGAACATTATTATCCTCTTGCAGGTCTTCTTTTCCGATACAGATGCATAAATCTAGTTCGGCAGCTTTGCCAGTTTTACTGTGCTCTAACGCATCAAAGCCAAAGTATTTCTTACCTGATGCTGCCTCAGATGCTTGGCATACGCCAATAATAGCGCAATTATATGCCACGGAATACTCCCTAATAGTGGTATATACTACCCGTGTTTTCTCGTGCATGGGGGCATCGCCCTTGACGTATAACTTATCTATCTGGTCAAGCACCAGCACGTCTGGGGAGTGTTCTTTAAGCAGCTTTTCAATATCGTAGTAAGGAACACCTACTCTGTGGATAAAAATAGCACTGTCCTTAAACTTAGTATCAAAGTCGCTTGCCTTTTCCTTGAATAGACTAGGATTCTGCTTACTGAATTTATATTCCATACCTGACCACGAGCAAATAGCCCTATGTTTAGTTCTGTGTATGGCTTCTTCATTGCCTAGATATACAACCTTGGCTCCCTGTTCAATGAACCCTTCTGGGGCAAAGCTGCTACTGATACAGAACAAGGATTTACCGCTATTCGGCCTGCCTGCGGAAAGGACAAATACCCCCGGTCCTATTCCGCCTGTCTTTTCCTGTATAACAGGAAGATTAAACTTCCATCTGCCTTGTTTTATACTTGCCTCCAGCATCTCATCGGCTGTAATCTCCAGCGGGGGAAACTCGCTACCTGTCTTTGCCAGAGCATCAAACTTCTCTATCTCTTCCTTGATAGCCAAGAAGTCCTCTGGCGTGCCTCTGGTTTCCCCCAGACGTACCAGACGTTCTGCCCAAGACATATACTGCTCCTGTTGCTTCTTAATCAGCAGCAGTTCTTCTATGACTTCTAAGTTTACTTCTGTTTCTTTAAGGATATTGTATGCGGCATCCACTAAGTCTTTCTGTACCTTTGTCATTACCGGATGTCTTGCTATATGCAAGGTGTACAGGTCGTCACAGGAAATATCTGTGTCATGCGTAGAAAACCACGAGTCAAGTGTCTGAACCCAAGGCTTCAGTCCGTCAGACAATCTGGCATTTTCTCTGTATTTGGCATAGATTGCTTTATTTAGCAATGCCTTTAGTATCTGGTGTTCAAGCATTTATTTACCTATTTGATTAAGTAGTCTATTGTAAAGTTTAGCCCGATAAATAAATTTAGTCCATTGTCTAAACGGCACTAAATCTACCAATATATAACATAGTATAGCCTCCTTTAGATATACATAGGTATATATTGCTATACTACCTAGTTTCTATCTTTCTGCTGACGTGATAAACTCTGCCGCGACCTGCGCCCCGCTATGGTTTTCTGCGCCCCGCTAACCCCGGCCATACGCCGTCCCCAGTTTCGCATTCTCTTGGCACATTGCCCTCGTGGTTTTCGCCGCATGTGGGGCAATCTTTCTTAGCAAAGGTGGGGTTAGTGGTATCGAGTCCACTCAGCGAGTTAGCTACCTCGCCTGCTACCGTGCTCCCCGTGCTTGGGTTTTCTGGAAGTGCCATCCAGTGGGTTGGATTCAACGTATGTTGACCCAATCTGTTCCGCCATATTTTTGCATGGTTAATATACCAAAAAGCACCTGCACAATAAAACCCAGTTCCAATCCTGCATTCATGCTTATCAAGACTTAGTCTATTCCACCTAAGTTGAACGCCAAGAATTATCTCGGTTCCGTCTCTAGGAGCGGTTTCTATAGATTGCCAGCGCATAGTTTTTCTCTCCCGGACATTTCATTGTCAATGGCTTTTATATATGCCTCCTCAACATCTTTCATTGCGTCGCGCTTCATGTAACAAAGCCTAGATATAATTTGGCTTAACCCATTAGAAACGACGAGATTTCCATCCCGATACAAAGCCTTTGGGTCGTCGTAGTTAGTGCCTCCAACTTGCATCTCAACAAACACCTCATCAAACACTAGTGACAAAGTTTTATTATCATAAACCTTCGCCGAACCAGAGCTACGGATTATTGTGTATCTGTATTTCATTTTACCCTCTAATTTCTATAATTTCGGCAGCACCTTCATTATACGCTTGACGTAAAGCCATCTTCTCATTTTTTTCATAGATGACGCTTTTAACTTCGACATTGTGGTAATCATTATAAATTATGGTAAACCTTTTTAAGTTTTCTTTACTCATCACTTCCTCACCACTTTATAGCCGTTATCGGATAGGGCGCAGAGGGCTTTTTCAATCAGCTCTTTACTGGAATATGTGTCAGAATATGTCGGCTCCATGCCCTCGGCCATAACTCTTGCCACCTCATACTCTGGCACTTTATAGCCGTTATCGGATAGGGCGCGAAGTCTCATTTCTTCGAGTGCCATTCTTTGCAACATGCTGAATATGGTTGCCGCAGAGACATATACCGTGTTGTCTGCGGCACATAAATCATTGCCAGTAAATTTCCCAAGATGAAACTCAGGTAACACTGCAAAACGTAGCTTAGTGTCTATTTTTTCTAGGTCTGGCAGATATTTACGGAACATAGAAATGAAGCGGTGAATATCGGTAATCTCCTTATCCATTACCTCATCATCCGACACTTCCGCCGTGGGCAGGTTGGCGCGGGTGTTCCAGCCGTCCCAAGCAAAAGCTGCGCGTGTCCATGTATAATTGCCTTTTGCGTCCCTATTGGCAGCAGCGTAGGGTGGGTTATTATTAAACATCCACTTCTCAAACTCAGCGCGTTCATCAATGTTGGTCATGGGGTGTGTCCTTTACTGGTAGTTTTTGACCTAAGAAATTCTTGTTAAAATCAAGCGCAGCCAGATATGGAGTTTCACCAAATCCCGCAACGCCACTTTGCAAATTTTCCCCCAGCAGCCAACACCACATATTCCCGTCTGGGTATGGCGTAAGGCCAAACAAACGCACAAGGTTCATTTCAGCGGACTCGATAATAGTCGATTCCGCTATTCTGCTTACATAGGCATCCATACCCCTAGCCCTCCTTCTTTGTGGCTGCGAGGGCTTTTTTCGCTGCTGCACTCGGCCACGGAGTGCAATCTCCACCAAGTTCAGCTTCAAAAGCATCTACAATACCATTCCAGTAATCTGGACAAATGTGTTCTGGCGAGCCATCTCTAGCTCGGATAGCATTCATCTCGTACCATGAATACCATAACAACCCCCTCAACCGCTCTATCTCCACATCCTTCTCAGCGATTTTGGCTTGCCTCCGGCGATGCACAAGGGCAAGTTCCCACCCTTCAGCCTCTCCGCCCTTAATACTGGCGGCCAAACTGCCTAGGGCTTCTTCCCACGTATCTTCAACCGCAACCTTCTCAGCCAGTTCCTTTGCCGATTCAGCGCGTGCGGCTTTCCTGATATAATCCTCAAACAGGCCGCGAGAGTTCAGATTCAAATCGTCCACGCCAAGTGCATCGAGAATCTTTTGCAGGACTTCACTAGGTGTCAGTTTATCTGTCATTGCTTTGTTCCTTCATTTCAAACGCCACTTTAACTTTTTTGTACAATTCTGCAAAATCATTAAGGCTATCTATTGCCCATCCTTCCGTAGTAAATCTAACATATTTACCAGCACCTCCATCACACACCTCAAATGTCAATATCTGTAAGGCAGAACTATTATTGCAATCATCCGCCTCTTGCGTGAATTGCATTGTACCTCCAAATAATTCCGTTGCCATCTCACACCTCCTTCACAAGCGGTGCGGATAGGGCGAGGGCGACTTGCACTGGGCAAGCACTACCATCTATATGACGCGCTATTGCTTCGCCAAAAGGTCGCCAATGCGCTGCATGTTCCAAAGCCTCATGCTGCAACCGCACAATATCGGTTAGCTGGCGGATGATGTCGGTGGCAAGTTTTGCGTCCTTGCTAAACTCAATAAGCCGTTTCTTTTCAACATCTGCTCGATAAATAGGGTCACCATTATCAGACATTTGGTAGTATGTTTTTTGCCGTAAACCATCAAAAGTTGCATCAGAATCAACGCTTACTATCTGGCAAAGAAAATACATCACCCGCTTAATATCAGCGGCTAGTTGTTCATTTGTCATGGTCATTGGTGTCCTCCTGCTGCTGATTCATAGCGTCGCGTAAAAGTTCAGTTAGTTTCTCGGCTTGCCGTTTAGAACAATTAACCCGAAGGATTCGAACAATCATCGTCCCTGTGTGGTCTAGAATGGCAGTTTTATCGTGCTTTTTGTACATCACTCCCCCTTCTTTTCTGCATGCGCTTTGCACATGGCAAGAAGCGCGTCTTTATGCACATGCCAAAAATCCAATGCGTCGTCATCCATGTCGGCAATTACTTCGTCATCAAATGATTCCCAATCCGCGTGCGTATGGCGCTCGCAACCAATAGCCATAAAACCTTCGGTGATAATAATGCCCCACCTTAATCCTGTAAGTATTACCGGAGAGTTGCTTAGGATTTCACCTTCCAGATTGGCACCGTACAGATTGGCACCGCTCAGATTGGCACCGTACAGTTTGGCACCGTACAGATTGGCACCTTCCAGATTGGCACCGTACAGTTTGGTACCGTTCAGACTGGCATCGCGCAGATTGGCACCGCTCAGATTGGCACCGCTCAGATTGGCACCGCGCAGATTGGCACCGCTCAGATTGGCACCGTACAGTTTGGCATCGTACAGTTTGGCATCGTACAGATTGGCACCGCGCAGATTGGCACCGCTCAGATTGGCACCGTACAGATTGGCACCGCTCAGATTGGCACCGTACAGATTGGCTTTGTTCACCTCACATGCATAGCGCAAAGATTCATATTCACCATCTATAAATATATCTCCAGTAAATGTGTTTTTAATAACTACTCGCATTTTTTCCTCCTGTCCGCATGGTTAATTAACACATCACGCACCCGCCGCTCTGCTTTCGGGCGCGGATGCGCTAATGGTGCAAACAACATCCTAATTTCTTCCGGCGTTATGCGGCTCGCTGCAATGTTTTGTGCCTCGATGTACCCGCCGCACAATTCGCTCGTAGAATCCGATGTTCTCAGGTCGACTCGTTTTAATAGTGTCGGCTGGGAAAGGTCGGCACGGCGCGATAATTCTTCCGTTGGCATGGGGACTAAATATCGCTGGTACAATTTGTTTGCGTCACCAGTGTCATCATACCCGCCAATCGCGTTATCTACTGTCTGGTTCATTGCGTCCTCCGAAAATTAATTGGCTCTGCATATGTTTTTATCTCGTTGACCGAAAAAATACGCCTGTCTGACTCAAACATATAATCCGCCTCATTGATTCTAAAGACACAGCAATCTTTGCGCGGCTCACCCAGCGTTATCTCAAATGTTGTTGTTGTCATTTCACCCCTCGTGTTGATAGTTCCGTAAATCTAGCCCCACCCAATCCGCAGGTGTTCATTATAGCACGGGGCATGTTTGCATAGCGTGAGTATAAATCACCTTTACTAATTTGTCTAGTCCCCTTTATACCTTTTTTTGCACAATGAGACGCGCACATAGTAGGTCCACTATATTCATGGCAGCATAATATCTGTCCTTCCGACTCTAGCAAGACTATTGCTGCTGTTACTTCTTCCTTCGTTCCCAAGTGGTGTTTAGTAAACGCACAATGCCTACAAGGTTTTAATGCTATTTTCATGGTGTGTCCTATTGGTAGGTTTCATTATGCTGAGTCTTTTTTATAATGCACAGGTAAACTAACTATCTCTGCTTTTGGTTTAGGCTTTGCCGGTGGCGCTTCTTGTTGCTGACGATATAAGATTGCATCAAGCAAATCCCTAATCCCCAACTTATCAAGGTTAATCGCCTCTTTTTCGGCATGTTTAGCATACTCCGCATTAAGTTTTCTTCCATACTTAGTATTGTACACTGCATATATGTACGCCACGTTTTCCACTATACGACCAGACGCACTAATGCCTGTTACATGCGAGGCTAAAAGACGCTGCTTTTTAGTAAAGGCACAAGTTTCTACTAAAAAAGACCACCCAGCCTTCTGCATATTCATACACGTTCCTCGAAGTCCGTGCAGTTCAACGATAAGTTGAGAGTCTGGCAAAATCGGTTCCCTCTTTCGCCAGTAACCTTCCGATACTTCAAAGCAGCGTCCTCGCATATTATGCTCCCAATGAGTTTGCAAGATTAGCCAAATCAAGAGGCTTGGCTGTTTGCAATGCCTTAATTTTTGCGCTAGTATCCAGTGCTTTTTCTAGTGCGTTAGCAAGCACTTTTTTTGCAGCGGTCACTTCAGCAAACTCCTTCTTTAACTGTTCTTGCAGTTGCTTAATCTCTTGGTCAGCAAGCTGTTTTGCAACAGTATCAAGTGGACTTTTAGTGTTAATTTTTTCAACATTATCATCGCTCATATTCTTTATCCCTTCATTTAAGTTAATAAAATAATAGTTAGGTTGACCGATTTAGCGTTATTCATGAATCCACCTGTGCTACGCTACTTCACTTTCGCATCGGCCACGTTCAAGGCGTACCCTAACAACGTACCCCCATAGGAGAGGACACAGGCTTATTTTGAACGTCTATCGCGTATCCTTTCTTGCTCAAGGCTTTCCCACGTCACTAATCCTCTTTCGAGCATAAGCTGTTGTAATTCTGCTATAAGTTCGCTTTGTTTATCAGCAGATTGTTGTAGTTCTATGACTATCTGGTCTAATGTAATCATCATAATCCCCTATATGTATTATGTTCAATATAATCCCCGTGGTAGCCATCATCGGACACGCTATAGGTAAAAGACATAACCTCATTGTCTGTATCTACGTCGTAAGCAACTATAGTCACAATGCCGTTGCGTTCTTTATTATCCCTAAACTCTTGGTGTTTCTCTCCCCACCAGTCATCGGCAAATGCTGTAGCACGTTCTATACTGGCAGCTTCGTCTAAAATTTCCTCATCGTTATAAAACACTCTGTATATAACTCTATTCATAAACCCTCCTGTTGGTTAAACTCATAATCGCTCATGTCTTTAATATCTTTATCCAACCTTACTATATGCACGTTTTTTATATAATTGTCAAGCTCACGCTTAATCTTAAAGCTCTTACTATACGCATCTGGGTCAAGTGCAATGCCTATATAGCTATATTTAGACAGGTGCGGTATATATTCTTTTTTTAGATGCGTGCCCATAAGTGCAACACCGGTGTAGCCCCTTCTAGTAACCGATACAGCCGATGCACAATCCTCCACAAGTAACGCTTTATCGCTCCCCCCGCATATAAACGGTTTAGTGTACTTTCTGGAGTAGTTAAGCACCTTTGGCATAGCTCCTACCAGACTCCTCCCTGCTGCCCCTATAATAGCCCCAGAATCATCTTTTATAGGGAATATAAACCTTCTTTCAGCAGGGTCATACATCGGGCGGAATAAGCCCGCCTTATATGCCCCTAACATGTGTTTGTCCTCCATATACTTGCGGCAAGATTCATCTCCTATGCCGTCTATCCAATAGCTAGGGTGCGTCCAGTCCAGCGTATTCGTTTCTGTCTGTTTACGCTCTCTAAATGCTTTGTGTCTTTCCTCTAATGATAGTTCGAGAAACACCACCCCGCTGGATAACTGCTTATCGCATGACGCGCGATAACAATTATATACTAACGCTCCACCATGCTTTGTGATTGTGAACGTATCACTACCATTGCACACAAGGCACCTAGCCCTTGCGGTGCCTGTCTCCTGATAATGCTCTATTACATAATCACGAATCACTTTACGCGCTCCCTGTAAGCATGTTCCATGACTTTTGCAGGGTTAGCCCCAGCTAAGTCACAAACAAGTATAAAATCCTCATTATCCATAGTAAAATAATTAGGCGTTTTATCCTGTATTGCTTGTAATAGCACCGCTTCCCATAACTTGTGCATCTATTCCTCCATAAGAATAAGACAAAACACTAAGGCACTCACTAACACTGAAAGTAGCATACTAGCCTTCTATTAAAAGTTATTGAAGAAAATAAACCATGTGCTAAAACCAAAAGCATATAACAAAAATACACAAGCAATCCACCTATGAATTTTCCGCCTCCGTACTATTCTTGGGCGCGTGGAATAGTATTGTTCTCTTTGTTCCGGCGTAAGCATAAAACCCCCTGTTAGTTGTTTAATTAATCTTTACGCAAAGAATCGGCATAGTCAGTAAATTCTTTTGTAGCGTGATTCCATAGTGAATTAGACAAGTGCCCGTTGCTGTCATAATCTTGCATAAGCGTAAAGCCGCTTAATGCATTATTAATATCGTTTCTAAAGTCTAGGCTATTTTCTTCTAGTATGTGCATAAGATACGCCTCTAATATCATGCCAAGCCGCGCTTCTCCCCATTCGCCTAAGTCCTTCTCCCATTCATCATAATTAGCGGGATAGAATGAGATAAACCCGTCATAGCTTGTGCACTGCTCCCGCACAAATTCCCGCCATTTTTCGGGGGGAATAGCCGCAAGCATTGTTTCCATTTGTGCAAGTGGAATTTTAGCGTAAATGCAATCGGTTTCATAGTTGTAAAATCTAGGGCTTTTCAGTTCCTCAAATTCTAGCTGTAAGTCAAACGAGGGTGAAAGTTTCCTTTCTCCTTTATCATTAGTTACATATTGACGGCTTACATCCGTAATCAATGCAACTAATTGCGCGCAATACTCCTTTGCATAATCCACATGCACGGCCTGCCAGTCAATGCAATCATAGAATTTATTGGCTAGTTCCTGCACTTGTTCGAGCGTTGCGCCGTGGTCACTCATAAGCCATTCCTGTTCGTATTCAAGCCACGAATCAAAAATAGCATTGTGAGACGTTTCGTAGAAGCCTGAAAAAGGCACCTTAACTGATACAGTTGTCATGGTAAATCCTCCTTGTTAGCGGTTAAAAACAATAATAAAATCCGGCAATGTAGCGAACGTAGTTCCATCCAATTCTTGCCAACTTCCTACACTCACGCACACTTCGCCAAAATTAAACAAATAATCCCCGTTTGCAACGTCCTGTGCGCCGTGTAACGGCTCCCCGTTTTCGGCTTCATAGTCTGCCGCATTCTCATACCAATTTGCGGCTATGTCGTGCAGGGCTTGCACAACGTCACCCGCGCATTTCAGGCGGATTGTGTGATAATACTCATAGCCCCCATTATTTTCATTCAGTTGCGCTAGATAATATCTCATAATTAACCCTTTATTTTTAGTTGTTAGCAATGGCATCTATCCACTTTCTAGCGGTGGATATACTGGCCGCCACCTCCCCTATATAATCCCCGCTAGATGACTTAATACGGAAATTGTCCCCGCTTTCTATAATCTCATAGCCTTTGTAGGTTGCAAAAAACATACTTAATCCCCTATTGTTAGTAGTTTAGCGCTTCATTGTATCCACGCAATTCTGCCATTAGTGCCTTGTGCTCTCCTCTAAGGCGCAACACTTCCCGCCTGAGAGCACCGCACGCGGCCTCACCTGCTACACCGGCAAGGGCAAGTGCTTCCCTAGCCAAGCGTTTGAGGGTTTTTCGCGTATCTTTCGCTTCGCTTGCTAACTCGCGGCGGCGTTCTTCACAATACTCCCGCCACATATAGGCAAGATTCTCCTTACTATTCCACCGCTCTATATAGCTATTGAACGCTTCTAGCGTTTGTAGCAATTCCACAAGCGCCTCGTTACTATAATCCGCGAAGCAATCCGCGCCTTTGATGCTGAAACTACTCCCGCCGCGCTGGTATACTAATCCATCAGGCGCAAGCGTCCGGCCTCCCCTGCCCCAAGTGTACAGCGCCCCATAGTCATTCATACGCGAGACAAGGAATGCCTCCCTAGTCCCTTTGCAAGGAAATCCTAGTTTTCTTGCCTTGGCATACTCGCGGGCAGTCATGCCTAGCCCTTCGCGTATATAATCCACCTCAGAGCTTGCCCAGTCATTAAACCTTGCCCAGTAGTTATCCGCTAGCGCATCAGGTGCAAGCGGATGGTCAGGCGTTGCATTGTGATAAGTGTTACGCAAAGCCAGCTCTAAGCGTTCAAGTAGTGCTTTTTTAGTTTTTCCGATATTTTCCATGCTATTTACTCCCTTTTGTTAATGATTAAACGGCCTGTAGCACCGTATAGCCAGCGTCACGCAAGGAATCTGTCCAGTCTTTCCCGCCTATATCGGAAAGCGCGGTGGTAAAGTGCTGCAAGCGTTCTTTTTCTGCTATATGCGCTTTTTCTGCCCAGTCCTGCCCGGTGGTATATTCCCCTAGCGGTTCTTGTTTTATCTTTCCGGTGGCATGAGTAACGGCCGCGCTTCGCTTGTCATAGCCATAGCCTCCCGCATAGTCTCGCACCATGGGTACGCCTAAAAAATGCACGTACGCCCATAATCTGCCCGCGCCATCTTTCGGGAATTTTAGCGCAACAGTTGCCACGCGCTCGCCTTCACGCATTATCACATAAGCTGTTACATTGCCAAAAGCGGCCTCGTGCTGTCTGTAAATATCTTTTTTCATGTTAATCACTCCCTAGTTGTTATATGGCGATTGTATATTATATTTTTCGGCAAGCGCGTCAAAAACTATTTTATGCATATGATGTGCATATACAGTACAGCGTTTCACTTGTAAATTTTTTATAACTTCGCGCGCCTTATTTTTCGCTCTCTCTAGCGTTTTATAAGATGCGCCATAAGATGCGAGGCGGTGGCCTTCGCTTTTTTGCCAGCTTACGCTATATTCCTTTTGCATGGTTATTCACTCCCTAGTTGTTAATTGATTGTTACAATGGCTCATTAATTATTTCCCGCGTTAATTCAAGTATATATTCTCTCACAATCTTTTCGGATTGTTTGTTATGAGGGAGTAACCCCAATTCATAGCGCAAGCGTGATTTGATGCACCTTGCAAGCTCCGCGTCAGTGTTTGAGAATTCCTTTTCCATGTTATTCACTCCTTGTAGCAGTTTTGTGGATGGATGCGTCATGTTATTTACTCCCTGTTATCGCTTGGCTTGATTGCCTTGCATGAATTGACAGTAACACAAAAAAACACTAACACAATAAAAAAATTACACAAAGATGAAAAAAGATTGCTTGACAGTTAGAAAAAAAGTGTTAGAATCCCTGCCCCTGATTCTGAAATATCAAAAGTATAAGATTCTTGTGATATATCTAACGGGCTAGTCTTGGCATGGGAATTGCTAGGGATTGCCTAGGGTGAAAAGGTTAATAAAGGGTTAAAAAGTGTGAATTGTGTACTTTACTTTGTCCCCCGATTCTCCCTTTGCCCATACCCTAAAATTGAACGCTTGTTCAACTGAGAATGATTCGCAATCGCATGAAGCATAAAAACCTAACCAGTATCAGTTGAGAATGATTCTTAATTGCAATACTACTTAAAGTTGCATTCATAGAATCCCATCTGTGATTATTTGCAAAGCAAATAACACTGGCAAGCATCTTTGCGAAGCAAAGAGTGCTAGAAGCAGAACGCAATACTATCTATGGTTGCATAAAACTACTGTGACATAAATACCACAGGGGGGATATATCAAGGTTGCATAAGAAACCTCCTATTCAACCATGGATTGAGCGCATAAAAAACCTAATGATTAACAAAAGTTAACAAAGGTTAATAAAAAAGCGCCTAGATTTCTTGTGATTTTCTTAAGATATTCTAAAGGAAGTTAGGGTAGGGGGAGGAGGGACGGGTACTATGGTGATTATGGGGTGGATACCCAGTCGGAGAAAGTTTTGGATTTTGAAAATTCTTAGGAGAAAGTTTTGGATTTTAGAAATTCATTCAAACGAAAGGTTATCTACTCAGGAAATTTTTTAGATTTTAGGATTTACATCATACGTATTTAAGTTTTAAGGGGTGTTTTAGACGTATCTTACCTATCTCGGCTACCCTACTAGCCAAACACCATAGATACACGAAAACAAGGCACACACGACACGAATATACATGAATACTTAAAAATCAACAAGTTAATAAAAATGTGTGTACTTTAGATTGATGCTGCTTGTGGGGAGGGGGGCGAAGGGACTGAGGGGGAGGGGAAGGCATGAACCAGTCACAGGCAGGAACTACCCCCACAACCCGGAGCAGTCTAGCCCCCTCCAAGGGGGCATGTAAATATACCACAGCAGGAAATTATTTTAGCAGGGGTACTTGACAAACAGTGTTACATGGACTATATTATATATATCTTAAGATATACTATAGATATACCTTAAGGAATATCTTATACCTTAAGAAATAAAATATATCTTAAGATATAAAGTATTCCTTAAGATATACCTTAAGTAATAGTAATCTTAAGTACTTAATATATACCTTAAGATATTCTATATGTAATATATTATACCTATAGATATTTATAATATAACTATAGGAATATAAGATATATCTATAGGTATTTATATCTTACCTATAGGGATACATAAGATATTCCTATAGGGGCAAGACTATTTGACAAATAGAATTGTTCTGTGCTATACTGTTCGTGTTATGAAAATTAAACTGCAAATTTCTGTGATGTCTGCCCGTGGCTGGTCGCCCATGTTCGGGCATTGCTACACCTCGATGATTCATCACGTTATGCGTAATGGAATCAAGAACTTTGAGCTTGACGAAATTATTATAGACACTACATCAGGCCAGTCCTTAATCCATGATGGAAGACATCAAGCATGTGTGCAAGCTATGCAGAAAGGATGCACCCACATCCTGATGCTGGACGATGACATGCAGTTCACTCCAGACCTGTTGGATATTTTCTTTAATCGTCGTGTAGCTATCATTGCTGCAAACTGTCTGCGTAAACGTGACCAGCAAGCAGAGCCTACTGCTATAAAACTGGACAACACCATCCACTTCCCTGAAAACAGGACAGACATGGAAGAGGTGCTTCAGGTAGGTACAGGAATAATTCTTATTAGCCTGAATGCTATCAGGCACCTGCCATACCCGTACTTCTCCTCGCCGTGGATTGATAGCATCAACTCCCATATGGGGGAAGATTACTATTTCTGTAAAAAAGCACGCGAACATGGCCTTTCTGTGCATGTAGATAATCTGGTAAGTAACGCCTCTGCTCATATGGGCGAGTTTGCTTTCCATTACGGCAATAACTTCCCGCTTTCAGGTCGTAGCTTTTCAGACCTTTCCCATATTAGAGCTATTCAGAAAAACCCTGCTGTGGAAGAAGTCCTCAAACTTATCAATTAAACAGGAGCCTGTATGAGCGAAGATAAAGTTATTGAGTTTAATCGTAAACGTAGCATTATGGAACTGTTCCAGAACGAGTACGAAGATGACAATATCGAGTCTGTGAGTATTGCTCTAACCAACGCTGAAGGTCAATGTATCGTACTTACTACCGAGAATAAACCAAACCTTGATGCAGCCTCTTTCTTTGCAGAATACTTTGAACGTGAACGTAAAAAGATTGTAGAAGAAATGTTTGAAGACACTACTGAGCAGTACGCATAATGCGATTTGACCAGAACATGATTGTTACGGACTACAACCATATCCCACGGTTGGAGTTTTTCAAAGAACTTTGTAAGGGCAAAAAAGTTTTACATATTGGCTGTATTGACTGGCCTTTCGTGCCTGAGCACAACCTGCATATTGCCTTACAGTCAGTAGCAGCCAGATGCGATGGGTTTGACCTTAACTCGGAACGCTACGACCTTCTAAAGCCGTTTCTGGCTCCTGAAGCAAAACTCTTTTCCTTGTTTTCAGAAATAGATGAAAAATACGACCTTGTTCTTGTTCCTGAAGTTATTGAACATGTCAAGGAAGTAGGTCAGTTTTTAACAGAGCTTGATTCCCTTAAAGCAAGTAATTATGTATTCACTGCTCCCTGTGCAGTACAATGCGGGGTTCGTGGACATTTTGCCTATGACCATGCCGGAGGTATTTACACAGAAATAGTACATCCTGAGCATCTGGTATGGTATAGTCCCTATACCCTCAAGAACACGCTTAAAACGTACACTACTTGGAAAGTAGGCAGTCCGTTCTGGTTAAATGGTATCTCTGTAGGTGTTGCATGTCAGAAATAAACGCTATCTGGATTGGTGATGAATCTCGTGTTCCCTCGGAAGTATATACATGGGGTAACGTGACAGTTCACGGCAATCAGGTATTAGGCAATATAACGTGGGAACTAAAAGATAAGATGCGGCATTATGCCTCTATGGGGGAACTTAATGGCGTAGCCGACTGTATGCGCTGGGAACTGCTGTACCATTACGGTGGTATCTTTGTGGATGCAGACTCAGAGAAAGTAAGAAATCTCCCGGATTTTATTAACGAATTGTCTGCCGTTGCTGCTTGGGAGAATGAAATTGACCGCCCCGGACTGATTGCCTGTGGGTTTTTGAAATTTGAGAAACACGACAAATTCGTCGGTGACATCATCGACTGGATTAAAGCGGAACCTATCAAGGGCCGCGAGGCGTGGGAGGTTGTAGGCCCCGGTGCTATCACCACAGTGTTCAAACACACAAAGCCAAGACACCTGACAATCCTCCCTAGCCATTTCTTCTTTCCCAGACACTATTCCGGGGGAGAATATACAGGTACATATATCCTCGCTAAACAAAACTGGTCTAGTACATTCAAAAAATAATTTGACAAATCCCATTGTTGTCTGATATAATATATATACAATGGAAAAAGAGTACGCCACAAAAAAAGAAAAATTTATTGCTGTTTTCTGGGAAGCTGTTGAAAATAACATCCCTGAAAGAGAAGCATTAAAGATTGCCAAGCTGGAAGCTGGCTATGTGGACTCTATGTCTTTAAGCAACATCCTTTCTCAAATTGAAGAAGATTTGCTCAGACATGCAAACCTTGAAATAAAACTGGCGCTGCCTAAAGCTATTAGCAAGCTCAAAGGGGTGCTGGATGACCCTGAACAAAAAGGCGCTACGAACGTAATTGCGGCTTCGGCCAGTGTTCTTGACCGCGCCGGTGTAGTTAAAAAAGAATCTAAAGAAGTAAACATCACTATGCCATCAGGGGTTGCCTTTATGCCTCCCAAACTTCCGGTGGACGTAGATAATGCCGTTGTTAATCCCTCCGACGTTTCTTCCTAGAAACTACGAAGAATTTGTTGACACGTTTCCGCTGTTTAATTGCGGCACTAAGGTCAGCAAGCATATTAAAAAAATCGCAGACTCTCTGTGTTATGGTCTAGCCCTGCCTGTCCTAAAGGATAATAGAAAACTAATCTGGGGCTACAAAGACCATCCTAAAGCCTACATGCCTATAGAGACTGATTTGAAGTTTCTCTTTAAGGCAAAAGTGCTGTTCGATTCTAAAGATTATTTATTCAGCGATATTCTTGCGTGGTTAAATAGTTGCCCGCTGGAGTCAAAAAAAATAAATAAAGAAAGCCTGTTTAAGGTACTTAAAACACGTCCTTTCTATAAAGAATCAGCACTTCCTTTTGAAGAACGTATAGCGTTGATTCATGACTTTTTCAGATTCGCCCCCACCGTTGCCATCGAAGAGGAGAGGAAGAACGCGCAAATATCCAATGCGTGGGAAACCCTCGAAGAAATCAAAAAAATCGACAAAAGGTCTCGAAAACATAGATAAGTTTATCGAGAAGGCAGAAAAAGAAGTCCAGACAGAAAAAGAGCGTAAGAAACTACGCGAAATAGAAGCTAAGGCAAAAGCCGCAGCGTATCTGGCAAATAAAAAACACTCTGGAGTCCTGCCACAGGAAACTCTGGAAGTAGTACCCGAAGCTGTAAAAGACACAATCAAAAAGGATGTTGTCTTTGAACCATTCCCTAAGCAGATAGATTATCTGCAAGCAGGGGAAGACCATGTGCTTATGGGCGGCGGTAGAGGCTCCGGCAAGTCGGCCTGCTTCATATTCGAGCCGCTTCAATGGGTCGGTAATAAAAACTTTCACGGATTATTTATCCGTAGAAACCTTGTTGACCTTCGTGACTTGATTCGCAGATGTCAGGATATGTATCAGAGATTAATTCCCTCTGTACAATGGAAGGTTAAAGAAAACGTATTCGTGTTCCCGTCCGGGGCTACTATTGAGTTCGGACATCTGGATTCTGAACAGGACGTAGAAAAATACCGAGGCCAAGAATTTACTTTTATTGGTCTTGATGAAATATCACAGATTCCAGATTACACTTGGGTATCCAGACTTCTTGGTTCTCTTCGTTCTTCTGACCCAGACTTAAAAGTGTATTTCCGCGCTACGACAAACTGGACTGGTATCGGAATAGATTGGGTAAAAGAATACTGGCATATTGATACGGTAGAGCAAGGAAAGACGATTGTAGAAAAGTCTGACCTTCTGCTCCCGGACGGAAGTAAAAAAGACGTAGTGCTTACGAAGAAGTGGTTTAACTCCACTATCTTTGATAACCCTAAGATGGCTAATGATGCTCAGTATCTGGCCTTTCTTAACAGTCAGCCGGAATACTTAAAACGGGCATGGCTTTACGGGGAAACTACTTCTGTTGAAGGCGTGGCGTTTCCTGATTTTATAAAACAGAAACACGTCATAGAACCATTTGATATTCCTACCGGGTGGAAACGATATACCGGCTGTGATTATGGCCGTGGTGACGGCGCTGCAAATGTCTGGATTGCAATAGACCCTGCAACACAGAACGTGTATTGCTACAGAGAATTTGTAGCCAACATGAAGCAGCATAAAGAAAAACTTTCGGCCAGCCAGTTTGCCTTAAGCTGCCTAGAAGCCGAAGGAAATAACGAATATGTGCAGTGGCGTATTATCGACGGTTCACTGTATGACAAGCGAGGAAGCGCAGAGCCTTCGCTTTACGATGAGATGAGAAAGACTGGGTTTATTGCTCGCCCGGCAGACCAATCTAAAGGTTCGAGAGTTGCTGGTAAAAACAAAATTCACGAACTGTTAAGAATAGATAACGATACCCCAAAGTTTTTTGTATTTAATAATTGTCCGACATTAGTAAAAATGTTTATGACAATTCCTGTAGATACAAATAACGCCGAAGATGTGGACACGGATTTTTACCTTGACCATATCTACGACGCACTTAGGTACGTTCTCATGAGCCGACCTTCGCATAGGCCGAAGTTAATCGGAAGTAACACGCCTATAGTTTATAACTGGAGAAAGTAAAATGATGAAAGGTTACAAAAACGAAACTTGCACTGTAGCCGGAAAGAAATTTCCTTCTAAGTCCAAGTCTGGCGCTGCTATGCCGAAAGAAACTAAAGCTGGCAAGCCGGAAAAATTCACTAAGTCTGGTGGCAAGAAAGCAACTCTTCCTAAAGCCAGCGCCGCTACTGCTTCTGGGTCTCGCGGTAAGAAATAACGATGCTTATTGACGGTCTTACAAACGACGTTGCTGTGACGCCAGAGGATGCACAACTGCCATCCTCCAGCACTATGGAACAGATTAACAGGGACAGTGCAAAAAGCCAGATTGCTGGTATTGTGCGCTCCTGTTATGAAACGGCGAAGTATGCCCGTAATTTCACCGAGCGAAAGTGGCTGGACAATATCCAGCAATGGCGAGGGAACCATAGTGCTGAAGAGCTTTCTTCTATTATAAGAGCAAAGCAGCGTAACCCCTACGCTTCGGACGTTTTCGTTAAGATTACTAAGACAAAGACTACTGCCGCGCTTGGGCAGATTATAGATATTGTCTTTGAGAATGACACTATCCCGATTAGTGTAAAACCAACTTCGGTTCCAGAAGGCGGAGTTGAAGATGTAGTGCATCTGTCGCCTGAAGAACAGGCGCAGATTTCCCCGTATGGATACCCCGGTGACGGGCAGGAAATCCCCAAAGGGGCAGATACCAAGTCTATGCTTGGTGGACTTGCTCAAAAAATTGAAAAATTCCTTCAAAGCAAAAAAGTCACTCGTGGGCCTTCCCCAGACCCAAATACAGCCCCTGTATTGACCCCGGCAGAAGATGCCGCGCACAGACTTCAAAAACATATTATCGACCAGCTTGAAGAAGGAAAATTTCAGCGCGAGGCAAGAAGGGCTATCTGGCAATGTGCTGTTCTTGGCACAGGTGTAATGAAAGGTCCCATGACCTACTCACAGGTCAATCACCGCTGGGAAAAAAATAAATTCTCCGGTGTTAATGAGTACACACCTGAAGTTATTAAAAAGCCACGACTGTCGTATGTATCGGCGTGGAACTTTTATCCAGACCCGATTGCTACGCGCATTGAAGAATGCCGCTGGGTTGTAGAACGGCATTTGTTAAATAATGTTGGTTTGTCTGAACTTCGGCGCTATGAAGCCTTTGATGCAGAAACCATTGACTATCTGCTGTCTGCTGGCCCTAACCCTGTTGAAAAACAATACTGGGAAGACCAGATTCGTGACGTGCAGGACATGGGCGAAGAACCCCGATATGAAGTTCTTGAGTATTGGGGTACGTTAGATAGAGAAATGCTTATCCACCTTAAAGAAATGGTAGGGGAGGATATTAAAGAAGGCGTTGACCAGTTTCAGGTTAATATCTGGGAATGCAAAGGCGAGATTATCCGTCTTATCATCAATCCATATGTTCCTGAGCGCATCCCGTACTATGCATTTCCATACGAAGAGCACCCTGAACAGATTTGGGGTATTGCCATTCCAGAAAATATGGCGGATGCCCAGCAACTGATGAACACGCACTACCGCATGATGGTAGATAACCTTGCGTTTGCTGGTAATTGCGTATTTGAAATTAACGAACAGTATCTAGGCGAAAATCAAGACGCAGAAATCTACGCCGGTAAAGTCTTTAAGACTAACGGCCCTCCGGGTCAAAGCATCCATAGCATTAGCTTCAATAACACCTCTCAATCACACATGATGGCTTTTGACAAGGCCAGACAGGTAGCGGATGAAGTTACAGGCCAGCCTTCTTACGCACATGGTGGGGCAACTACTACCGGAGCTACTCGTACCGCAAGCGGTATGTCGATGCTTATGTCTGCTGCTGCCGGTAATATCCGTCAGGTAGTAAAAAACATTGACGAATATATGCTGAAGCCTATTGGCGAGGCGCTATTCCAATGGAACATGCTGCATAACGAAGACGCAGAGATTAAAGGCGATGTGCGTATTGTAGCTGGCGGCACTACGGCGCTTATGAAACGCGAAGTAATGTCACAGCGTATCTTGCAGTATATGCAGGTTGCAGGCGGAGTACAGCCTCTCGCGCTTCAGACAAACTGGAATTATATAAACAGAGAGTTTGCTCGTTCTCTCGGCCTTGACACAGATAAGGTACAAGCAGATTCGGCAACTGTTCAGCTTAATGCTGAATTGATGGCTAAACTCAATCCGCCTGAGCAACAAGCTGGGGCAGCCCCGGTTGACCAGACAGGCGCTGGCATGGCTCCGGGTACACCGCAGGCTCCGGGCGAACAGCAATTCACAGGAAACGCAGCTACCAATGTTCCCCCTCAGTAAAGAACTGGCTCGTAAATCCTCTGCCATTATATCCAGTGAACCTAAAGAGGCACTTGAGCGCATTTTAACAAGTCTTGAAGAACATTTCGTGAAACAAATTAACGCGGAACTTTCTTCAGACGCATTAAAAATTCTTGCTGCAAAAATAGACCTTCTTAGAAATCTTAAAAACTTTGAACGAGTCATAAGACAAAATGCAAACTAGCCAAGGCGGGTTTACGGTTCTTAACGCTCCTTCTGGCAGTACGGGAGGGATGTATCCCGGACTTACGTCTTCACAAAATACTTTCTTTAATAATTGGGGACAAAAGACCATCTACGATGAAATGGCTCTTGGTCTTCAGCCACAGAATGCACCGAAACAATCTGGAGTAGAGCAGGGATTAGACCTTGCTAAGAATATAAAAGATGTTTCTGATGTTGCCCAATCAACCGAAGGTAGCAGCCTTCTTGGGGACATATTTAAGTCTGGAAAAAATACTGGTGATACTGCAAAAAGTTTTGGCCTGACAAACGCTGTGGACAAACTTGGCGTGGATATAGGGTTTGGAGCAGCTAAAGGCGCTCCTGTAATGGGCGGAGTAGGCCCTACAAACGTACCTCAAGCAGGTTCTCTTGGTCTTCAGGGAACTTTATCACAAACGCTTGGTGGCGCAGGACTTGGGTATCTCGCAGGCGGCTATCTCGGTAAACTTGTCGGGGGAAACCAGACAGGCGCATCAATAGGCGGTGCTGCTGGAGGTGCTCTTGGGGCGGCTGCATTAGGAAGCTCTATAACCACAGGTCTTGGCACTGCGCTAGGCGCTATTGGAAGTGTTCTCCCCGGCGTAGGCACAGTCGCAGGCATTGTTGCTGGAAGCCTTCTCGGTAGCATGTTTGGTAAAAAAACAAAGCATCCGGGCGGGGAAATTTCTGGAAATACTATTTCTGAAACTGGAAAAATAAATATAAGCCCTACGTTTAGCGGCAAGCATGTTAGTATAGGCGACCTTTCCCCCCAAGTCGATGATTTTAGCGGGTTTTTACAAGGTCAGGTTAAAAAATACGGAATTAAACCGTCGTCCGATATTAGAATAAATACGGCGTTTACACAAGATGCTAATTGGCAAGCGGGTGCAAGATATGAACCGGGCTTCCAAGGCGGTCAATATAGATTAACAGTATACGACACAAAAGACAACCCTTATAAAGCATGGCTGTATAACGACACTAACAGAAAAGATGCATACGCCGAAGCAACAAAATACATCGCGCAACTTTCCGGACAAGACTTTAACCAATTACAAGAAGCAAAAAAAACAGCGACTACTCTGCCGTCCATAAACGTGCAACCTAACACCGCAGAATCACCTTTTAATAAATTTTTAAGAGAATATAGAGAGAAACAAAATGCTAACCTCGCCTAGCCCACAAGAACAAGCCCCAAAACAACCTCTCATGGCGCAAGAACAGGGCATGGCTCCTCCTGCTCCTTCTTCTCCCCCTGCGCCAGAAGGCGGGCAGATGCAAGAAGACGATACGGTAGAAAACCTTAAACGTCTGGATGCACATATTGAATCTCTGCCTCCCGAATTACAAACACAATTTCAGGACGGGTTTAGAAAATACGACGACCTTCCCGAACTGTTGGGCATGTTGATGCCAGACGCTTATGAATACTTCAAAATTCTGCAACAAGCGGTACGTCAACCACAACCGCAGCAGACACCAAATTCCCCGGAGGCTAGCGCACCCGCTACACCCCCCGGGGAACCAGCACAAGCCCCGCTGTTGGGTAGTGCTAACACCCCCGCAAAGGACACTTCTGCTCTTTCTGGCCTAGCCGGTTAAGCAGAACCCCTGTTTTGATACTACTTTCTTAAAGAAAATAGTCCCTCAAGGCTACTTTGCGACTGTCTGGCGGTAATTCCGCCGCCGGTCATGCAAACCCCCCAAAGGATTAACCATGTTACAAGAACTTGTACAAAGTATTACTGCGTCTCGTAAATCCATTACGCCCGCAGATGCCTCTAAAATCGTTGAGGCAGCAGCCACTCTTGGTAAAAAAGAAGAGCAAGCTCCTACCGACCCTGTTACTCCAGAGCCAGAGGCTACTGAAGAACCTAAAACAGAAGTCGAGGATACCTCAGATTCTTCTGAACCTATCACAGACCCTGTAAAGACTGAAGACGTTGACCACGATTGGAAGAAACGGTACGCGGATTTGAAACGTCACGTTGACACCGACATCAAAAAGCAGCTTGAAGAAGAGCGTAAAAAGCGCCTAGAAGCTGAAAAAGCCCTTAAAGAAGGCTCCACGAAGTATGTAAAGGCAGAAGACCTTACTAAGTTCGAGGAAGAGTATGGGGACTTAGCCCCGGTCGTGAAAGAACTTGCTTTCAAAGAGGCTAATAAACTTGTTCAAGATTATATTGAGCAGGAAGAAGCCAAGAAGCAAGCACAAGCACTCGCAGAAACAGAGAAAAAGAACTACCTCACCGAAGCGCAAAGTCTTGTTTCGGCAAAACACCCTGACTGGAAAGATATTGGCGAAAGCAAAATGTTCCAGACGTGGTTGGGAACGCAACTTGACGTTACAAAGCGTCTAGCGGGGGATTCAGACCCTCAATCTGTGATTCTAGTGTTGGATTTGTACAAAAAAGACACTGGTTATGCGGCTAAAAAAGCAGCGGAAGCTAAAAAAGCTAAGACTGAAGCAGTAAAAGTCATCGAAGAGCCTGTAAAACCTGCATCTCCTGAAGTTTTTGACGTAGTTGCTCTTAAAAAAGAGATTAGCAAAGCTCAAAAGACAGGAAATATGGAAAAGCTCGGAGAACTTTTACAAAAATTTGACAAACTCACAAAAAAAGGAAAATAGATTATGCCTAATACTATCCCGGCTGCTGCCGGATATGGCAGTTTTCTCAATGGCGACCTCTTCCCTACGATTTTCGCAGGGCATGTAATCCATCAGTTGCAGAAAGCGTCGGTAGCAGACCAAATCACCAACACGCTGTTTGAAGGCGACATTAACGGCGGCGGTTCGTCTGTTAAAATCATCAAAGCTCCCGTCATTACCGTTGAAACCGGCTATGGCAAAGGCGCTGCGCTGAATCTTCAGCATGTTGATGCTCAATCGCTTGACCTGCTCATTGACCAGAACGCTCGTTTCTCCTTCGTAGTTGACGATATTTCTAAATATCTGTCCAACCTCGACCTTGGGGACATGACGCTGAAAGATGCAGTGTATCGTATGCGCGATACGTTTGATACCAACATTCTTACCTACATGGGGAATCAGGCTACCAGCTTTACCTCAGGTACGATTGGTTTTGGCGCATCTGACATCGACCCGATTAACGTGTTTGCACAAGCTCGTGAAGTTCTGGAACTTGCTAACGCTCCGTATGAAGAGTGCTTTGCAGTAATTTCTCCGACTTACATGAAGTTCCTGCAAGCTGTTGAAAGCAAACTGCTCAATGCTGAACAGATGAACAACGGTGCTAAATCACCGCTGATTACTCCTGCTAGGCCGAAATTTAACCTTAACGGCATGGATGTTTACGTTTCTAATAACGTAACTTCGACTGTGCCGCTGTTTGGTCATAAATCGGCTGTCAGCACGGCAAAAGCCTTCTCGAACTACGAGTCACAGCGACTTGTTAGTGAAGGTTTTGGCGACCTGTTTAAGGCCGAAATGGTTTGGGGTCGTCTTGCTGTGCGTCCTGAAGTTCTCTTCAAGACCACGGTAACTTTTGGAACCCTTGGTTAATAAAGGAGAATGATATATGCCTATTGCAACTAATCTTCAGTTCGGTACTGGTAACGGCACCAGCCTTAACGCTCCGCGTGGTCGTGTTCTCGATATTTCGTTGAACTCGCTCGGTGCTGGTATCGTCAGTGGCGACCAGATTCACATTGACCGCGCTCCGGCAAAGTCGAAAGTAATCTTTCACCGCGTAGCAAACAATACCGCGCTTACCACCGGTACTTCGGCTGCTATTTATATCGGCGATACTTCTGTTACCTCTCGTTTCGTCAGCAACAGTGCGCTAAACACTGCTGGTGCAGTACACGCTCTGGTAACTGGTGCAAACACCACCGGACAAGTTTACGAAACCGCAACTGACATCACGCTCACGCTGATTCGCAGTTCGGGTGTAGCTGTTTCGGGAAAGATTGACCTCGTTTACGAGATTATTCCTCTCAACCCTGTAGAAGGTCCTCGGAGCTTCTAACTGGACTGGGGGCTGGCTTTCGGGCTAGCCCCCTTTTTGTCTATTACTATAGCCAGTATAGCGTCTATTGTCTATAGTAATGTGCATTAAGGGATATAATAATGGCTATAGATAATTTCTTAGGATTAGTGAATCGGGCATTAAAACCTCTTAACGAGGTAGTGCTTAATTCATCTAATTTTGACACGGCTCAAGGCGTTTATGCCGACGCCAGAGATGCCGTAAACCAAGCCTTGTATGATATATACACTTATAAGAACGTATTGTGGCCTTTTTTGTTCTCAGAGTTGACTTTTCAGACAGAAAGAGGTATAATAGAGTATATTAAACCTTCTGGTGTTTCTAAGGTCGATTGGGCATCGTTTACGGTAGAACGTACAAAACGTACTGTAACGTCGCTAACTCGTATTGGAACTACGGCAACAGCTGTAACTAGCGCCCCTCATACTTTCCTTACAGGAGATTATGTAGAGATTATTGGCGCTGCCCAAAACGGGTATAATACGACAAATGTGCCGATTACGGTAATTGACTCAATAACTTTTACTTACGCCGTAACGGATAATACTCTTACTACCCCTGCAACAGGGACTATTATTGCTAAGTCTAACACACTGACTAAAAAACCGTTAGTGTATGTAGATAAAGATGAATACATAAAAGCATATTCCGAAGATGTGGAAAACGCTACGGCAGCGACCTTTACCACTCCTCGGTACGTAAGTAGAAAACCTAATAATAATTTTATAATTTTTGACGCTCCTGACAGAGCCTACGACATTAAATACAGCGCGTATTCTGTGCCGTCAAAACTTACGTTATTTAGCGACACGCACCTAGTCCCAGAGCAATACGAAGGCGCAATCATAGATAAAGCACTTCATTATATGTACATGTTTAGAGATAATCTGGAACAGGCTTCTGTAGCTAACTCTCGTGGGGATGATAAATTATCTGGCATGATTAGGGTACTTTCCCCGTTTGCCAATAACATGGTAACACCGTAATGGATAGATGGAAGTCAATATGGCAGAGACCTCTAAAATAGCTTTCATATATTGTCTGACTAATAGAATAACAGGAAAAAAATATATTGGATTTACTACCAACATAAAAAAGCGAATGGTAGGACATAAATGCGATGCTAAAAGAAGAAAATACTCAAATAAATTAGGCAACGCTATTAAAAAATATGGGCTTGATGCGTTTGATTTGGAGATATTATACTGTTCTAAAGATATACAAGATACCCTATATAGGATAGAGCCTTTATTAATAGCAGAATACAATACTAGATACGACGGGTATAATACTTCTCTAGGTGGAGATAAAGCTAATTTTGGACATACTTTTTCTTTATCCGAATCAGCTAAAGAAAAAATACGCAAAGCCCAGTTAGGGCATATCATGAAGCCAGAAGCAAAATTAGCAATATGTAAAACTTGGAGAATTATCTGGCCCGATGGCAAAGAAGAAGTTTTGAAAAATTTATATCAATTTTGTCGAGATAATAATCTCTCCCCAGTCAGCATGTCAAAAATAGCTAAGGGCAAACTAGTAAGTAAAACACATAAAGGCTTTGGGTGTTGTTATGCCTGATAGATGGCGTTCAATGCCTGTCCAATGCGCGGGCGGCTTAGTGCTTAACATGGACAGTATCGGGCAAGGAACAAACTTTCCCGGTTCTGCGTTGATACTTGAAAACTACGAACCTGCCCTTGAGGGCGGTTACAGACGGATTCTTGGAACACAAAAATTTAGTGCTTCTGAGGTCCCAGGGACTGCTGGAAATCCGGTATTAGGCGTAGCAGTAGGTCTTGGTGGGGTTATTGCCTGCCGCAGAACAAACTCCCCTAATGACTACGCTCTATATTACAGTAGCGGGTCTGGGTGGACTAAAATTAACCCATCCGCTAGAACAAATACCGTTACTAAAATGCGCGGTATTTATTCTGCCATTATTAGCCCTGCAATGCTTATTCTTGACGGGGCAAACTACGCCGCTAAATGGGACGGAACCACGTTTACAACCATCAGTGCTCACGCTCCTTTAGGACCTAAATATGCCGCAGTTATCGGAAGTCGAATCGCACTTGCAGGACATCCCTCAGACCCTTCAGAACTTATATTATCAGAGCCTAACACTGACGTTGGGTTTCACGGAACAAACGGTGCCGCTTCTATTCCTTGCAGTGACGTTATCGTTGGCTTAAAGACGTTTCGTGAATCTCTATATATTTATTGTAAAAACTCAATTAAAAAACTTGTAGGGGATACTTCTTCTAACTTTGCTCTTGTAGATGTTACCAATTCTATCGGGTGTCTTTCTGGAGATACGATTCAAGAACTAGGCGGAGATTTGTTATTCCTTGCGCCGGATGGTATCAGGTCAACTGCTGGTACTGAACGCACAAACGACATCGAACTAGGGCTTGTATCACGAGCTATTCAGCCTCTTGTTCGTCAGGTTCTTTCTATCGGGGCTACAGAAAATACTTATTCTGCGTGCGTTATTAGAAATAAAAGTCAATATAGGCTATTTCTTAATCAACCTTCGGTTGCTTCTACTGGGCAGATAGGGTTTTTAGGCAAGCTGGAACAAGGACGTGTTACTAACGGTAACATTGAGATGGTATGGTCTTCCCTAAGAGGTATTCAGCCTTATTGTGCAGATTCCAGCTATGAAGCTGAAGTTGAATTATCTGTACTAGGGTCTAATAACTCCGGGTTTGTATATCGCCTTGAAAGCGGAAATACGTTCGACGGCACTCCTATTAAATATGTATATAGAACGCCGGATATTACCTTTACGGACACTACTATTCGTAAAGTGATGCAAAAACTTGAAGTGCAGACGCAGGTTGAAGGTGATTTTACAGTAGATGTAAGGATGCTAATTGATAAGGGAGTTCCAGAGATACCTTCTCCTACCGCCCAGAATATCACTCAAATCGGGGCACTTCCTACATACGGCACAGCAATATATGGAACTTCTCTATATGGACAGATTCAATTTCCTGTGTTCAAACTGAACTTAAACGGGTCAAGTTTTACTACTGCTTTTGAGTTTTCGGGCAATAACACAAATCCCCCGCACCGAATAGACTCTTTCACCATTGTATTTGCCCCCAAATCGTATAGATAACGGAGGAATTTTTGACTTCAGGATATACACGACAGTCAGCAGCCGAAATTCAAACAGGAAGCGTTATTCTTGCTGCCTCTCTTAATGATGAATATGATGCTCTTGTTGCATTTGCTGATGCCAATACTGGACATAACCATGACAGTACTACTGGCGGTGGGGCTAAAATTCCTTCAGCAGGTCTGTCGGGCGTTACTTCTACCTCAAGCGGTCTTATTGCTGCTACTGGAGTAAACACGTTTGCTGCCAGAACTCTTACTGGTACAGCTAACGAAATCACTGTTACTAATGGTACAGGGGCTTCAGGGAATCCGACATTATCTCTTCCAGCAGCACTGACTTTTACTGGCAAGACTGTTACCGGCGGTACGTTTACTAGCACTACTATAGACTTAGCTACAAATACGCTTACTGGTACAGTAGCACAATTCAACACTGCTCTCAGCGATGGTAACTTCACTACCATTGCGGGTACTGAAACGCTGACTAGCAAAACTATCGACCTTGCCAGCAACACCTTGACTGGTACAGTAGCACAATTCAACACTGCTCTTAGTGATGGTAACTTCGCTACCATTGCGGGTACTGAAACGCTGACTAACAAAA